CGTTCTGAATCTGATGTACGATAAGTGGGTTTATTCCACTCTGTTGTACAATAGAATCAAAATGACTTTGATAAGTCCCAATTGCTTGCTGAGTCCTATTCAGTAGTTCACTGTTCTTAGACATTGCCTCATACAGTTTCTGTTGCTTATCTGGGAGATGTGCGATACGCTCCATTTGACTCATCAATAAATCATACTGTGATTCTAAGCGTTTGAATAACACCTCAACCCAGTCCGTGTATCCGGATACTGCTTCTGATAATTTCTCGGCAGCTTCGGATGTATCAGATGCTGCTTTGGAAGTATCAGAAGCAGCTTTGGCAAGATTATTTGATGCGGAGTTGAGATTGTTGGAAGTAGTGTTGGTGCCTCCAATGTTTCCACCACCTGTATTCCCAAAAGTCCAAGACCCCCCAGAAAATGCAGTTCCTTTTGCATGAGAATTGCCTTCATATGCTAATTTAGCATGAGATCCAGTAACATATCCTCGTTCTAACAAAGCTTTGGATTGTTCATGATTGAACACGATATCATTCTTTTTGAGATTAGTGATAGTAGGATATCCATTATTTTCTACAAACCACTGTCCATTTCTGACAATAATTTCTGCACCTAATTCATTTATCAGAGCGCCCTTTTCAGGTTGTTTTAATCCCCACGATCCACTAGAAAATGCATGACCAGAGTTGGCACTTCCTTGTGAATGAGCAGTACCATTGGCTGGACTACTACCTTTTGGTTTTCCGGATGTATCATAGTGTACTTTTACATAAGCGTCTGGTGGAGTAGCAACATTTCCAAGAGTATAATTAACAGTTGCACTTTTAGGTGAATCAGGCAATTCTTGTGATCCACGTTTATAATCGACAACTGCATTTTTCTTACTCGGTGCTTCTTGTTCCCCTTTTTTATAATTAACATTTGCGTTTTTATCCGATGGAGGTGCTTGTTCTCCACCAATCTTACTATAAGTTACAGCAGCACTCTTGTCTGCAGGTTCAATTTGTGTTGTACCCTTTTTAATATAATCAACAGAAGCAGTTCTGTCTGCAGGGGCTTCTTGGTCTCCTCTTACATAATCTACCTTTGCAGTCTGGTCTTCAACCTTAATATCACCAGTAACCAGAGTATCAGATACATTTCCATCTGGAACAATTTTTGCTTTTATTTCAGGCGTCATAGAAGACAAACTTTGCTCCAATGACTCCATTGATCCTGTATCAACTTTTACATCTGGTGTAATTTCAAGTGAACCATCTTCTGATTTTCCTTGCAATTCTGAGAATAATTCTTGAGCCTTAGCCTTCGCAGCGTCAAGTTGGTTAGTGTCTACTTGAATTCCAAAATCTTGTTGCATCTCTAATGAATTAACAGTGTTTAATTGCTCTTGAAATTCTTGCAACTTAGAAACCGTATCAGCAGTAGCTTCATCAAGTCCAGTCGTGTCAATTGTCATAATTGCCGGCTGGCTCACCATAATCTTTTGCTGAATAAGGGTTTGTAAAATTGTAACAGCTTCTTGAGCGCCTTCGACATTTAAATCAATCTGACCATCTGAATTTTTGAATTGATCAAGATTAGATTTTGCACGTTCAATCTGACTATCTAAATCTTCTAAGTCTGTACTATCGAAATTAAAATCTAAATCCAGACTCTGATTTCCAGCATTCTTTAATTCTTCAAGTTTGCCTTTTGCTTCGTCAGCTTTTGATTTCATTTCATCAATAGATGCATTAAAGTCTTCTGAACCGTCAATTTTACCTATTTTTATACCATCATCATATTCTGATGCAGCTCTTAAAATAGATTGAATTGCTTCTTCGCTAAGATGGAATTTATCAGCCAATATTTTATCTGAACCAGTTTGGAATTCCATAGTTCCGTCTTCAAGTGTTTTGACAATCCCTTTTGACATTAATTCTGCATCATTTTGCATATCAGCCATGAAATTATCAATACCCTGTTTATTCCCGGTAAAGTATCTTTCTCTTGCATTAGCAGCATTTTCATAAGCAGCAACAAGTTTTTCCATTGGTGCAGTAGACAAATCTTCATTGGAGAAGTAGTCGGCAATTGCACGAAATTCTTCTGTATTATATCGACCTTCTTTGTATAACGCATCGCCCCTTGTTTTCATAGTTTCAGAAACGTTTCTATACATATCTCCATCTTCACCAGATGATTGTACATTTATCCATTGCTGATATGCAGAAGTGGCTCCGTCATATGCAGCTGACAACAATTGAACTTGCTCCAACTGTTGTTGTAATGAATCCACGGTTGCTTGTGCGGACGCAACATCAGATTCACTTCCAGAATTCTTTGCATTTGCTAATTTGTTGGTAGCCACTGCTAATTGATCTGTAAGATTCTTTTCGTCTTCGAGCCATTTAGACTTGTTCAAAGCTTCTTCTTGAGCCTGTAATTGTCTAAGAGCTTCTCTGTTAATATGTACACCATTTGCTGTTCTTTCGAATAGAGTAGATGGATCATATCCTTCTAAATCTGAATAAGCTGCTTGAAGATTTGCGATGTCTCCAGTTAATTGTACAACACCAGTTTCTTCGTCTACTTCATAAGATACGCTTAATCCTTTTCCAGAATAACTATTTGCAAGAGCAGCATTTAATGTATCAATTAAAGCAATCGCATCTCCAACTTCTGATGTAAATGTACCAAGATTGAATGTCATCGGATTCTCAGATTCTTCTTTCATGACTTCGATCTTATCCATTACATCTTGCCATGTTCCGTCGAAATCCTCATCCTCAATAGCAATTTGGTATGCTAATTCTCGGTCTTCTCCACTTAAATTATCAATTTCTTTTTCTACATCCTTAAACTGCTCTTTTAATGCATTGGCATCTTCAGTTGCAGAATCAATCGCAGATTTAAAGAATCTATTTTTCCATTCGTCTCTAGTTGTCTTGCTGTCAGAAACATCTTTTAAAGCAGAATCAATAGCTTTGTTATATTCTGCAATAGACATTTTTGATGGGTCTAAACTAAGTGCTTTCGTCAAAGCTTCTTGCGCTGGCTTTTCAAGACTATTTAATGGTGAAACTAATTCATCCAAAAGCATCTGATCAGCATCTCCGCCGTATTCTTTATAAAGTTTTTTCCAATCTAAATTCTGTAAATTGCCCTCTACTGCATTGAGTAATTCAACAGGCATATCAGAAATAGCAGCAGATGTTTCAAGATAAGGTTTTACTGTGCTTTCAGCAAAACTATTCCAGACTTCTTTTTGCTTTTGTTCTTGTGCTTTAATATTGGATTGTATTTCACCTTTTTTAGCTGCAATCTCATCTTCTCCAGCTAAAACTCTAGCCTCAATCATATCAGTTGCTTCATTAAGTTTGTTCTCATCTACTACAGGATCAATTGTAAATTCGATTCTGTCAATAGTGTGACCATCCAAAGATACGTCAGACCGTCTGACACGACCCAATTCTTTCCCGACATATGCTCCAAGTGCCTTTTCCATCTTGTCTGCGTCGGTTTTAGACATATCCTTGAAGATAAGATGTCCATTTTTAAGCTGTTCTTTTATTTCTTTTCGACTTAAAGAAATTTGAGAAGAAGATTCTTTTAATTGTTTTTCTTGACCTTTTAAAGACTTAATTTCATCTTCAATATTGTCTGCTTCTTCAAAAGCACCTCTAAATGTATCTCTTGATTTATCAACAATATCATTATGAGCCAACGTCATCTGTGTTTTTTGCAGTTTTTCCATTTTGTCAGCGGCAACAGACGCATTGTCACCTAAATTTAAAATAGAATTTCCGGCTGCATCACTACCAGATACAAGTGATGGGAATGATTCAGCTAATTGATTGCTTATGTCAAGATAGTCCTGGTATTCCTTTTCAGAAAGAGTAAGATTTGTATTATCTGAACTGACACCTTTTCTAAGTTCTGCATATTTTTTAGTTAGTGATTCTACGGCATCACCTGTGGTCTTGATTGAATCTGCATCTTGGGCAAATTTCTTTCCTAGCGTTTTAATCGTATCGACTTTTCCGTTGTAAGTATCAAATACTTCCTTAATTTCCTGTTGAGCCTTTTCCCCATTTTCAATTGCAATCTTATCTGCATTTACAAGATTATAAATTCCCTGTATTGCAAGACTAAGCCCCTCAGCAATAAGAAAACCACCAAACATATTCAGAGCAGTAGCACCAATTGACTTCAGTGCGGTACCAGCAGTTTTTGCCATTCTACTGAATTTAGAAGAAGCAGTAGTGGCATCCAAAGTTTTCGCTTTGAAATCGTCCATTTCCATAGAACCGTTTTGAACAGATTTCGCCATGTCAATGACACTGGAATCTACTTCTTTGAATTGGGATATCAATATGTCTAAATTTTGTGATTTTGCATTATCTCCTAACTTATTAAACTCTTTTGCAAAATTTAATGTGTCTTTATTGAACTTAGGCTTTAATTCTTTCTTAAAATTATCGAAAAATGTTGAAAATTTATCCGTTTCAGAGTCGTAGTTTACAATCGTATTTTGTTCTGATAAACTATATATAAATAACTTGCAATTAAAAATATATAGGGGGATAAAATGATTAAGTTTTGCAAAAAGTGTCATGATGAAAAGAAAATAAGATATTGGGGAGATAAGTATGGATACCTATGGACTTTAACAGACGATGCAAAAATATGTCCAGATTGCCAATCAAATCTTGTAGATATTGATTTCCCAGCACTTGATTTAAAAATTCTGTCAAAAATCTCAGATTCCACAGATTTCTACGATGCAATGATAAAATTACACGATGATGACATCATAGAATATGAATTAAAAATGTCGCAATTCCGGTCACAAGTAGAAGCTCAAGAAGCAGAGGAAGAACGTAAGAAAGCAGAGGAATCCAAACCACGTTGTCCGAAATGCGGATCAACCAACATAACCGCCGGACAAAGAGGATATTCGTTCTGGACTGGATTCTTAGGAAGTAATAAAACAGTCAATAGATGTTCTAACTGTGGTCACACATGGAAACCGTGAGATGAGAGTGGGTTAGATATTGAGATGTTCCATCATCATTTCTGATTCTAACTCACGTATTCTCTGCTTTAGGTCATTACATGATTTGTGCTGCTTTTTCAATGTGTATTCGCATGAATAATCTGTTTTGTGAAGACCAAAATTATTTTCGATTTTCTCATTAAAATCTTTATGTATTTGGTTCAACACCTTTCGATTGTTTTTGCTTAATGAATATAAGAATATAATCATTCTACATTTTGTAAAATGTAAAAATGCATATATTTTATAATGCAGTAAGTGTAAATTTTTCAATTTTAGATTCACCACCTTTGGAGGAGATTTTATGGATAACAAATCTATAAGTATGAACAAAATTATGAATATTGTAAAATCTGCATATGAATATTACAATTTGAAGATCTCGGACATTACTGTATTTGACCTTAAAAATTTGTTCTTTACAGATGATTTATACGAGTCTGTATCGAAAATTCAACAAGACGCTAATCTTATATTAAAAGACAATTTAACAAATGGTTGTGTTGTATTTCCAAACGATAGCAATAAATTAGCATCTCCCGTTATGTTCTTACGTACGCAAAATTTAGATATGTCTAACATGCTTATTGCATTTTTTCACGAATTAGTCCATATTGAAGATTTTTACAAATTTGCGGAATATAAAAATATTGATATTTCTAAAATTAAAGAAATGAAAAATTACGAAAATTTTTGTTTATGGAGTGAATTTCATGCTTTCTATTCAGAAAATTTATATACTTATAAATTTGTAGATTTTTCTAATAATACGAACGATTTCGAATCAATGGAACACGTTTACGTAGAAAATCTTGCAGCTTATCTTTACAGAGAACGTAAACGGGTATTTCAAAATGGGGAAATTTTATATTACGATATATCAAGAATTCTTGGTCGTATTGCTTTCCCAGATATTTATGATAAAGTTGTCGATACCGATTGCTCATATATATACGAATATTTAAAAGAGTTTTTCCCTCAAGAAAGCCAATTTGAGAAAGTAAATTCTCTCTATCGATTTTACGTGCAAGTGTTGAGGGATGGGGATATTCTTGATCGATTGAATGAATTAGATGATTTAATATGTCTTCTTTAGTGATTTTTATTTCGAGTTTATTGTTGCTGTTTTTCACTACATCACCTTCTTTATTTTAATGTGGAGTGGGGGAGTGGTCTAAAAATACTTCCTGCTGCGGAATTTTCCTGTTAATTTACAATTAGCTCTATACGAATACTCCTTTGAATATTCTTCAAACTCTTTGCGTTCAATTACACCATGAGGGCTTTCGTATATTCCGCTGCATAATTTTCTTTGATAATCATCATATAATTTTTTTGCTGTTCTGTCATAAATCAACATCACCTAAAATTTTTTCTTTAAACTTTTTTATAATTGAATAACATTCGGATTGATTTACATCCGTTCCACAATACAGTGTGTTGATTAAGCACTTTACAATATAATTTTCTTTCTCTTCACGCTGTATAAAATTATCAATTTGATTATTATTAAACATTTTAACACCTCAATTCTGAAAGGAGATTTTATGATCACTGAAGAAAATATAATTTATACAACTACTCTTATAAAAGCATATAATTATGAAAAGAACATCTGTAATACGGGAACTGGATTCTTCTGTAAAGACGAAGAAAATTATTATCTTATAAGTAATAAACATATTGTAGACGGATGTACTGAATTCGAATTCAAAGTTCCTATGTATGGAGACGATAAAATAGTAACAACAAAAATAAAAATTGATCCATCAAGTCATTCTCTGTATGATATAGGTGTAATAGGCATAAACGCTGTTATGTCATCAAACTACAAGTACAATATAAAATTTATCGAAATATCTGATTTCTACAATGATCAGCTTTTTAAATGTTCAAATATTGAGAATATTATTATGCTTGGTTATCCACAGGGGATGAAAGGAGATCCCCTTGGTTGTCCTATTATTAAAAGTGGCATAACAGCAACCCCTATATCCAAAAAGTATAATGATCAGGAGATATTCTTGACAGACATTCTGTCATTTCCCGGTTCCAGTGGGTCACCTATATTTATAAAATATAATGATTCCTATATTCTCGTAGGAATTCATTATGCTTCTGCAACAACAATAGACGATGGATCACATATAGGATTAGGGTTTTGCATTAAAGATTCCATATTATATAATTGGATAAAAGGAATCTAAAATTTAAGCGTTGCTGTTTTCTTGGAATCTGTTAAGAATTGAATTAAATTGTCAAGATCTTCTACAGTTACGTTACTTTCATTTAATATCGAAACGATTTTATTTTGTAGATTTAAGTAAGAGCAATTATCAATTTTAAATGAAATGCTCGATGCACGTAGTTCAATGGAATTAAAATCATTTTGATTAGGGCTTTCACATGTTTCCATTCTTCACCTTCTTTTATAAAATTTTACATACGAAGAAGAGACATCTCAATCGATGTCTCTTGACTAAAAATTATTTCACTTATGAGGGCATAATGCCTCATCTCTCTGATAAGAATAAATCTTATCTCTCTATCGATTGATGACGAATCAGAGCAGTAAATATTACTATTTTTATTAAAAAAAATATAAAACTCATAATGTGGGATTATGCCATCCCAATTTTAAACAGTCATAAACCCACGAACAAATACACATCATATAAGGCAGGTAAAATAATATCATTTGTTACACTGTTGTTTTCCCGTTTTTATTTAATAAAACACAGTCAAATGTTGTTTTATCTCTAGCAATTTCACAATTACATATCAATTCATCAAGAATTAAATTATTTTCAATATTATCATTTTTCATCTCGTTTTTTTCAATTAAAATCATTTCCAATTTATATTCCACCTTTTTAAAGTATCAATTGTTACATTCGGATTTAGATATTTCATAATTTCTAACCCTTTATATTTTACTTCTGTTTCGTCATGAATGTTCCAAAAATGATGTACAATTTCTTCTATATATGCATAAGTTATAATTAAAAAATTATTTGCCTTCCTTAATCTATTCATATGATAAATGATTAATGAAAATGTAGATGCACAACATTTTTCATCTTCTTCGTCAATTATTAATTCGTCACCGCCTAAAAAAACAACACTTGCCTTTTTGATACTTTCTTTGGTTATTCCATCTTTTTTCATGACAACTGCTGCGTATTTTAACACAAGTGCAAAAGCTTTCAATTCATCTATTGACATTTCACAAGTTGATATTAATTCTATTTTGTCTTCAAATATATCTGGTTTTACAATATCGTGTATTGGAACAACATTTCTTACTCCCATATTATTTTTCTCCTATTATTCATCATTAGTATCATTTTCATTATATACTAAGAATGAATAGAAGAGTAGTCTGAACATATGTTTCTATAAAATCAAAACATCCGCCAATATAATAAAAGAGTAGGATTACTCCCTACTCTTTTATATCATCTAATTTCAGCACATACAATTCACATTTTTCGTTATAAGAATCGCCAACTGCTTTTTGTATTTCATTATTGGCTCTTTTAAATCCTAGTGAATTATAAAATTGTATTCCTTGACCATTTTCCGATTCTACAAATACAATGATACCATATATGGCAATAATCTTACTTACTTTTTTTATTTTAGGTATTATATAATCATAAAATAATATTTTCCCTAAACCATTCCCTTGGAAGTCAAAATCTACAGCAATTCTTGCTATTTCCACAACAGGCAACGCCATATATTCGTTTGTATCTATATTAAATGTATGAATTGCATTAGCCTTAATTGTGTAAAATGCTAGTATACAAGTGTATTCGTTGTCCATTAAAATGTATGTGTGTCCTTGCTTTTCTTCTGCATAATCAAATGCATCATCTGATAAGAAAGTATTTAATGGATTGTCTGCACCACAGCAAAAATCACCTACTAACATAAAATGTCTTAATGACTCTTTGCTTAGTAACTCTTCTTTATATTGAAAGTTTTCTGTGTTATCCATTACGTTTACCTTTGAGTATCTCAGCTACTTTAGCATTAGTCTTCTTACGTTGATCGTCTGTAAATGGTTTTAATTTGCTGCTTTTAAAATCATCTACGATTTTAGTAGCCGCTTCCCCTTTTAATAACGGTACAACTGCCATTGAGACTGCCATATGTCTTACCTCCTCTTTTGTATGTATGGATCCTTTTTTACCTAACTTCATATAATCACCCCTTGGTATTTGAAGCAATTATACATCAAAAAAATTAAACAAAATGTCGAAATATAACGTGAGAAATAAATTAGACTATTTTTTGTGTATCTTATTATACATTTTTTATTAAATTTGTTCAACCGCTAGATATAGTGCGGAAAAATAAAAAACACACTAATTATATAAATTTTTCCTATATATAGTTGTTTTCTCTATATTTAAAATATCTCTTGTGTTTTTGGAAAGAAAAATTATTCTATTTATTTGTTTCCACAACATAACAAAAGGACAGGGAATTATATCCTGTCCTTACATCGTGGTGTTACGAGCTATATTATTTTTAACTCATGTATTATTATACACTCTTTTTGTATTAAGTCAAGTAGAATGTAAACAATTTGTGTCTATTTTTTATCTCTATTAGAAAACGACGAGAGATGCGCCGAGTGGAATACCACTATGAATATCCTGTCCTGTTTTTGCAAGTCAGCAACAGGTTGTGTAGTTTGCATCAATAGAGCAGTAGTGAATACTGTCGTACCTCATATTGACATCCACAGGCTTTCCCCGGTGCGGACTGTATGTTGTGTACCATATGATACAATTACGCCTGTATCACGTCATGTCTTGTCAGTCTCTCGCGCCCCATATATGGAACTACACTTCCATGTTTTAGTTATAGTGCGTCGGGACTACCATTTTCGCATTAAATGCTTATTCCTTCACGAACGTATTTCTTCTATATAATAATACGCTTTTATTGCATCGATCCAGTACCTATATAAATAGGCTTACGGCTTCCCCCGATATTCGACAATTTAGAAAATCTATATTTTCAAGGATGGTCATATTACACTACGATATATAATATGAACACTCTCTACGTTAATTGCATGGCGTTATTATGCAACCTTATAGAAAGGGACATTGTAAACTACGATAGTTTTACCCCATCCTGTTTTACTCGCTAATCCTCCACCTAAAACTCCCATAACAGTTTCGAGTGTTCCTGCTTTTGAAACAACTGTGTCGATTATTTTAATTATTCCAGTAAGTCCTTGTAATCCAGAAGTAATCATGTTGGAATTAGCGAAATTCTGAATAAATCCAGTCCAAGTATTTGATAATTTATTTAGAGATCCCTATTTTATTCAACAAAGCTCGCTACACTTTGCCAGTTATGATTACAAAAATCAGTTGATTACGCTGATTTAGCTTCTTCAATAATTCCAATCTTTATAAATTCATCGAAAATAAAATTCTCAATGTCATTATTTTCCCAATAAGGAATTTCTATGTGATTTAAATTGTTTTCAATGCAAAATTTTCTTTTTATTTCATCATGTTTTTGTATGATTTCGAGATTGCTAATTGCATCTTCTCGCGTCATGCTTCCACGCTGGATAATTTTATAATGTTGTTCGCCTTGATACTCAATTGTAGTATTATATTCTGGTATATAAAAATCAAATGGTAGTGCATTTTTATCTCTACATTTTTGGAATGAATGTTGTCTTTTAAATAATATATTCCATGATTTTAATAATGAATCAATTTTTTCTTCGTTGAGATATTTTGACATATTGCAATATTTACACCCAAACTTCGTATTACGCATTTGAGTTATGGAAAAACTTTGTACTCCTTTATCCTTATGATTTTCACATGTAAAATCTATCATTGTTCTTCCATCTTTAACATAGGATTCTATATAATTTAATCCTTTGCTAGAAGTAATATTCATACATTCTTCCTTACTGATTATATGATTTTGCATATTTTTTTCAATACCGCAATATTTACAACCCTGTTTTCTGTCATAAAATTTACTAAGTGATATTTCTTGAATTCCCTTATCTTTATGTTTTGAACATATGTATTCAACTTTTTCTTTTTTTAATTTAGGAGCTTCAGTTACTAGCTCATATCCACGATTATGAAAATCTAATTTTATTTTTTTTATTGGTATAAGATTTTTTTCTCTCCTTGAACATTTACTACATACTCTTTGCCCCTGAAAAAATCTATTCCAAGGAGCTTCAAACTCATTTCCGCATTTACATTTCCATCTTAGATTTGTTTTATTATTCATGTACTCTGTAGATAAAAGAATTGAACTAATATTATTTAAAAACAAAAATCTTTTAATATTGTATATGACGTATGGATTTTTATTTGAAAATATTGGATTAGTTTGATTTTTATAAATTGTATTTGGTGTAACTTTTATTATGTATCCTTCCATTGTAAAAGCAAAGAAACCATCTCTTAAATTTGTGAAGGTGGAATCAATCATAAATAATCCTTTTTCTTCAATTCTTTCTTTTATCCATTCTTTATCTACAACTATATGTTTATTTTTTACATCATATTTAGTATTCATAAATTATCGCCTATTATTTATCCTTTCAATTTATTTATTCTTCATATAAAAAGACACCAGTGCTAAAAATAACTCTGGTGTCTTTTTATATTTATAAGTTGTTACTCCACTTATATCTTTTACAAAAGTATAATTAATACCTTTGTTTCTCAGATACTTCATTTCTGGAGTATATTGCGTTGAATATTCTTTATCCCATTTTTTGTTATTTTTCATTATAAGTTACATGTCCTTTATTTTTTGTATTTGAGATAATCAGTCTCATATTATTTTTTTGTAATCATAACATCTGCATATTTCTATGCAGTATAGATCATATCATCAACTTATATTTAAAATATAAGTGCCACTCGTTTCGACTCGCTTGAGCCTACTCTCCTTATGGGAGATGATCGTTGAACTGTCCTCTATTCGAGGATAAGATGCTGAACGTCCATTAAAAAAGAGCAGGGGATTTAACCTCGCTCTCATACAAATAATTTTTTCTGTTTTCACAACCATCACGCTTGATCATATTTCATATCTACGTTGTGGTTTATTTGTCTTTAGGATTTACCAGCAATTGTTGTGGTATTTATGATAAATTTCCGTAATTTATCTCTTACACGTCACCGTATAAGCGGAGCGAACGGAATGAAAAACATTCTTACTCCCAATTATTTGCAGATTTTTCTGCTTCTTTTGCAGCACTTCCTGTACCCTCAGAATAATCTACAAGCATTTTTTCATAGTCAGACCATCCAGATAATAAAGCACTTAGTTTGTTCGCTTGGTATTTCTGTCCAATATTTGTAAGAATTTCTGTACGCAGTGGATCTGACTCTTCTAATTGATTAAATACTTTCGCAAGATCCTCCAATACTTCAATTGGATTACGCATTTTTTCTACACCGTTTACAAACTCTGTCTGAGCAACGCCAGCTTTTTTAAACGTTTCTGCAATTTTTGAGTTATTTACATTCTGAACGTTTATCAACAATGATTTGATCGCATTACCAACCTCATTGCCACCTGCTTTTGTTCTGGACTCAATTGTTCCAATCATCGCAGAAAGTTGATTTTCTTGAACCCCCAATTCTGATGCCATTGAAGCTGCTTGAGTTGTGGCTTCTGCCATATCCTGCATGGATACACTGTTCCTGTTAGTTTGTTCTATTACTATGCTTCCAGGACAAAGCATTGGACTTTATTGTTAAATAACAATAAAGCGGATAGGACGTTAATCCTACCTCTCACGTTTCATTTTTAGATTATAGCGTGAGACTAGACTATATCTTTTCCCTCGTTTTACGTTAGGCGTTCCTACGGACTTATAGGTAACGGATAGACTATATCTATCGAAGTCGGCGTGTGCAATATGTTACCATATTACAACTTAGTCGTTAGGGGGTTAAATAAAATACGGTTTAATAATATTGTTATTTAATTTTAAATTGTTATCACAAAAAGAAAAGTTAAAAGAATTATATTCTTCCAACTTGCCATTTGATTCTATATATTTTTTTATTAATTCTTCACATAATAAAGGATTATTTTTTATATCGGATTCCCATAGGTATAAAATTTCAACATCCTGATATTTTTTTATATATGTATGTTTACTTTTGTCTCTATCAATATCCTTTTTCTGCATATTATTTATCTCATTTGAATCTGTATAAATTAAAGGGTTCACATGAAAATAATCACCCATAACTTCAATAATTAAATTATGTTCTATTAAATAATTATCGACAGAATAATATTTAAAAGTTTTTTCATTGATATAATTAATATTATTTTTTTCTAATATACTATTAACTATCTTTTGTGGTATTGTTTGTCTATCAAGTATACCATCTTGATATTGTTTTAATGTTGCTTCTCTTACCTTATTGCAAAAAATTTCGTCCATCTTTTTTCCAGTATTATATAATTTATCCCCGACATAATATTTTTTACGAAATTCCCAATAACATTCATAAGAACAGAAGTTATGGTTTTCTCCTTGTTTGTTTATATTATGTGTTAAAGATGGTATTTTTTCAATTTCCTTACCACAATTATCGCAATGAACCTTTACCTTTTTCTTTATAATTTATATTTTGTGAACCTGTCATCGTTTCTTTTTTGTAGTCAGCATAACAACTTCTACTACAAAAAACACCATTTTTATTATTATTAACCTTATATTTAGTAGTTACAAACTCTTTATTACAAAATTTACAGTTTGCGAGAGTTTGCCATGATTTTAATTTTATTTCTATAATATCCTCTTTCTACCGTATTTTATTTAACTTATCCTCCCGATTGTCCATCTCTGGAGTTTCCGGGATAAAAGCCAACTATGAAGCTATATATTTCTATATAGCATGACCACTATATTAATCATATTTTGTCCATCAAGCAATGCATTAAGTTTTTGAACATTTCCAGAATATTGATATGCGGCATTCGATGCCAAAAGATAACTATTTGCAACATCTGAATTTAAATCACCGGCTGCCTGAGCAAGAATACTTGTTTCAGCCATTTGTTCAGCCTGTTTGCCATAATAGCCAGATCTACTCATTTCTTGGATACCAAGTAGGTAATCACTTGCTTTCTTTCCCCACTTGCTTGCGGAATCAAAAGATGTTTCTCCAAGTTTTGTAAGTTGATCTGTTGTCATATCAGATGTTTTAGAAATTTCTGTTAAAATAGAATCAACATTTTTTAATTCAATAACAGAGTTTTGAATAGTCTGAATTACATTTTCAATTCCACCATAAATTTGCGTAAACTGTGCAATTTGAGAAAATGCACGTTTAAATTCCGCTGTAAAACTTTTACCAGTAAGTCCAAGTAATTTTGCCTCAGATACAGTTTTGTTGAAATCTTTATTTAGTGAAGTTAGCTCTGAATCTGATGTTGCTTTTCTCTGAGATTCTGCAATTTCTTTTAGTTGATCGCCATATACCTTTGCAGCGCGACTATTGTTTTTTAACCACGTTAAGGTCTTGTTAGAGGCAGTTACTGCATCAATTTTACTAAATGATTTCGACACAGATGTAATCGAATTACCAAGAGCCTTTTGCTCATTTTGTACAACCTTAATCTGATTCCTGTATTTTTCTAAATCACTTGTAAGCTTATTAAAATTAATTTCCATAATGGAATCATTTGGAGCCAATTTCACATTATTAATATCTTTATTGATATCAGATAATAATTTTCGTGCCTTTTCTACAGAACTTGTTGTAAGAGATTCAAACTTTTTAAAATCTGCATTTGCCTTTGAAACATCTGCATCAATCTTCAAAGTAGACACACTTCGTTTCGCTTTTTCAATATCAGATAATCCTTTTTTAATTCCGGATGTATCCATATCAGCTTTTACACTGATCTTATTATTTTTTTCGATTCCTTTTAAGACACCGTTGATTTTATTCAGATTTTTCATCCCATCAATATTAAAATCAACTTTAATCTGTTTATCGTTTTTTACTAAATTATCTAATTTTTTTTGGGCAGCATCGAGTTCACTTGTGTCTACATTCGTGCTGACCTTGACTTCATATGTACTCATTTTTAGTAATCAACTCCTTTCATTTTTGGACAATAAAAAAGCCCTCACGAAAGGAGAGCAGTAGTAAAAATTATTTTCAATTTATCAACAATCTGTTACAATATAATTGAATGTATATCGATTGGATCTACCACAACCAATCCGGTGTCACGGGTATATATCCGGCAGAAGCGTCTGTGGAAGTGTACATCTTGTATACGAAATGAAAACAGTACACACAGAAAGAAAATTATAATTTTCAATTTGTGAAATTTGTACTAAATTTAATCATCTATTTTTTTAAAGCCCAGAATGGTAGCTCATCCTGGGTGTTATTATTGTATCATTTCAGATACTTCGACATATTCCTATCCACGATTTCAGGCACAGCCTTTCTTGTCGCTTCAAAATATCTGTGATTTCCCAATGTATTTCCAAATGCTCCAGTTTCCGTCGCTTCAATAACATCCGCTCCAGAAAACGTTCCTGTATGATATGAAATATTTTCTTCCATTTCTGCTTTAAATTCAAAATTATTTCCTCCACCAGAAACAGGAGTGGTATTAGGAGATTCTAACAACGTTCCAGTTCTTTGATACATTACTGGATTTCCAATGTCATAATATCCAAGTACATTATCTTCTAATTTTTCTTCCACTTCATCCCTAGCAGCATTCATTCCAGATTCTACATCTTTTTCAACCAATCCTTTAACTTCCAAAAAACTGGAAACAACTTTTTTTGCCATAGCAATACCTTCTAATAAGGAAGATTTTCGGCTGTTTCATGAATTTCCATTGCGCGTTTAAGCGTCTCTCTCATCTTTTCATTTTTAGTAGCCTTTTCTTCATTATCCGGCTTATTAATTGGTTGTGTATTTGCATTTTCGAGTTCAGCAGTACGTTTTTCAAATTCCTCTTTCATAAACTGCTTCGCAATATCTTCCATAGATTTGTCTGGCGAGTTATACTTCTCGATAAATTTATTCGCCTCAGATACATTTAATTCTTCTGCCTTTGAAGACAATACGTTGATCAAATCAACAAGAGCTTCTCCAACCATATCTTTTCTATATGATGGAGCATGAATAGCTTTCTGTTTCATATATTCAACTTTTTCTACAACATGAGACATGACGAATTTCATAATCTCCTGTGGATATGTTAATTTTGGATTTTTTGCTGTCGTAGTATTCTTGATGAAAAACTGATTTACAATATCATTAACTTCTTTGTCTGCAATTGCAACATCGTAAACAGATTCTCCATCTTCAAAGTCAATTCCCTCTACAAAGTAATTCATAATAGCACAAATCTGCGCTGGTTCAATATAATAAGGGGAGTAGTCGGTAATTTCACCATTTTCTCCAAAATCAAATAAACTGTTGCAAATATATTCAATAGCGTTTGCTTTATCTTCGAATGTAATAATTTCTTTAATTTTCATATTTTCTTTTTTCATGATTTTCTATCTCCTTTAAAACAAATGTTCTGGATGTTTTTATTTTCTATGAGTAGTATAATATCTATATGCAGGAAGCCGTGTGCGTAACCACGGCTGTTACGCTCCTACATACAAGGAACCTACAAACCAATCACCACGACTATATAATAAGTCAGAAAGAAATGATGATTGATATTTTTTTTATTCTCTTTTCATTTCTAAATGAAAGCGAAATTTGATTTGAATTTTTGCATCAAAAAAGAGCCGGTTAACCGACTCTATTAATTAACATTTTATGATTTAGATGTAATTTATAATTCTAGTTTTTATGATTTAATAATTTCTTAATTTCATCCAAAGTATATTCTGATTTATCAATCATTTCCGCGAGTTCACGAATACGTTCAGATTTTTCTTGTTCAGCTTTCATCTCATCATAGATAGCCTTTTCTTTTTCAAGTTTCTTGACTTCAATTTTCTTCTCTTTCATCTGAACTTTTAATTCATCCATTTTATTTTGGATGGTTAAAATTTCTTGGTTGCACTGCTGAATCAAAACATCGTAATTCTTTTCTACAACTTTTTTACGTCTTCCTCTTCTTTTTCCTTCCATGACTTGTACCTCCTTATATTATATAATACAAGCATATCACTGAATAGGAACGTAGTAAAGACATTTTGTTACGCAGATTCCGACAAAATTAATGCGTTATAATTTCAATTTCTGTTCTTGGGTGTTCTTTGTCAACATGACATCTTATCATAAGACTATGTAGATGTTCCCTGTCGTCATCTTCCCAAAATCCCGATTCAACAAATCCGTCATGGATGAATTTAGGGCTGTAGTTATCTGGATCGGTTCTTCTTTTTGTTGGATGGTATATGTCGTAAATAACATCTATATTATTTAGTTTCATATTTGTATATCCTAAATCATCAACAAGCCAAATAATAAAATTTTTCCACGACTGCTTTAGTGCATTCATTTGAATTCTTGGTTTAATACTCCAAATATTTATGGATGGATGTATACACTTTTCAATCTGTTTCTTTTTTGCTCTTGGATGCTGCTTAAAATAGTATTCATTATATCTATTAACAACATCATTATCTATAATAATTTTTATAATTGTCACTTCCTTATATAATATTTAAGAGCAGTAGAGTAGTGGTTCAGTATGTGCTCATCTGCTCTTAAATATATTTGTTAAACTACTGAACTTTGATTAACAAATATATTTAAATAAGAAGAGAAGTCACCACATCACATATAGCAACTTCCATTCTTATTATTTTTCTGTATTTTGCTCATCATAAACGGGGTTAATTTCAACAGGAAGAACGGGTAAATGCTCTTTTACATATTTATACTTTTGCTCACGACCATGATTTCCATTTAAAAGTTTATATGCAAAAAATAATCCATCAAATTCTGAAACTTCATTTTCGGGTATACCATTCATTGCTACATATTTACTAAATCTTTGGTCAATTTTATCTCCAAGCAATTCCATACTTCCACACATAAGAGCCTTGATTTGTTTTTTTCTTTCTTCTGCCCCTTCTGCTAACTTATCTATAGATTCACTCAATTCTCTCTGAACTTCTCGTGATTTCTCTCTATCGTTAATCCGATTTTGAGCATAAATATCCATCTGTTCTCGTTGAGCAGTAAGAGCAGACTTTAACTCTTCAACAAATTCTGAAAATTCCTGTTGCATTTCTCTATCATTTTGAGTAACACGTTCCACGTCTTCTTGATGTTGTTCTTGTAGTCTTGATAAATTTTCAGCGGTTTTCATAAGAAGCTCGTGTTCTTCTCGTCTTTTCCTGATATGTCTAAATTCAATCCCTGTTTTCTCCCAAAACCATACAAGCAATTTGTCTAAAAATTGCCATGCAAGAAGTATGGTAACAATTGCGAGAATAATAGAAACAAAATCTAGCTCAAAAAACATTTCTAAATATTCCATATTTATTCAGTTTTCTGTTCTTTCTTTTCGATAAATTGTGTAAGTGCCTGGTGCAAACCTGTAGATGCAAGACCACTAATCAAACCGCTTAAAACAATTTCTGGGCTAAATGCAAAACCATTAATCCATGCAGCTATCACAATGCCCAATACTCCACAGATTGTTGGGATGTACTTGTTATCGACATCTTTAATCCATTTCTTGATAATATATCCGACGCAAAGGCAAATGCCAAGTACGACCGGCATCATAAATTCATTCAAAAATTCCATAATTTTTTCCTTTCATACAAATAGGAGAGTGGTAGTCCTTTAATACTATTGCCTGTGTACTGCGTGACACTACGCTCAAAAATATGACACCCACCTTTATATTCATCATCTTGAACAACCTATTTTATTTTTGTTCCCAGAACTTAGCTAAAGCAAGTCCAAGTTCTTTAGTCTTTTTGTACTTCCATACCGTCACACCATCTTCTTTTTTTACAAATGTATATTTAATTCCGTATTCTGATAAATAACAGACTTCGTGAGAAGATTCTGTACGGTATTCATTGTCTAACTTTCTAATTTCGAGTTCACTCCTCACTTATTCGGAGCAGAGTAAAAAAATGGGGTAAATACCGATAATAGATATTTACCCCTTTCTTCACACTAAATATCTATCACTCGTTATTTTAAGATGTAGCCATAATACCGGCTGCTTTCAAAGCGTCCAGCAAAGCTTTGAACTCAGCCTTTGTGACATTTTCTCCTGCAGCTTCAGGAACCAAAGTAGACTGTTTTACGCCTCCAAGTGTTGTTTTATTCGCAGCCGGAAGAGTGTATGTCGCACCAGGATCTCCTTTTGCTCCTTTTAAATTTTTGAATGCAAAATTAAATACCTTTGCTGTGTTTGCTCCACTTGCTGTTACAGTTACAGATGGAACTCCAGTATTTGCGTCAACCGTTGCAGTTGGTGTTCCGAATCCTGCGGCTGCTCCAGGTGCGCCAACCTGTTCATTTTTTACACCTTGCTCCAGCTTGTTCATCTTTTCAGCAGTAATAACATCTCCATCGCTCCATGTCGTTGGTGTATATGCCATTTTTACTCACTCCTTATTCATTCTGATTTTCCGACTTTTGCCTTTCCGATTTTCCCCCTGCCTATCAAGGCGAGATCTTCAGGGGGTTCTATTCCCCCGGTTCGTCCTCGTCCGGTAACAGAGTCAGGTCAAGCATGTTTCCATCATCGTCAACCATCATGTCACAAGTAAGTGTTACAGTACCCGGATCTCCGGAACTTGCAAAAGACAGAGACATATTAGCCTGCGGAACTACTTTATATGCCTTGAACAGATATGGAAGCACATCCTCATCTGTTGTTTTCATATATGTATCGCCGTAAACAGTAAACGCTTTCGGGAAGTCAGTAGATCTAATACTGATATTGTATACATCATTTCTAGTAGCAAGGTAGAATACAACAACTTCTGTTCCTTCTGCCTTTGAATCTTTCAATGTAATGTCCTGACCAGAAACAGTAGTTACCCCAAGTTTTGTTTCCATGTTAGAATCTGCTCCGTCATAAACCCATACATTTTCTTTTGTGAGAGTAACTTTTGTGTCAGTAATACTAACTTTATTGCTTTCGCCAACTTTTACCTTGACTCTCTTCATAATTTCTGCTGTTTTAGAACTCTTACCTCCAGTCATCAGCTCCCAAAGCTTAGGTGTCTGAATCTGCGTTTCAATCGTAAGAGTACCAGCACGTTCTCCAGAGAATGTAATTTTCTTTGGATGACCTTTCCCGCCGTACGCAAATACGTTTTCACCTGTCAATTCCTGACTTGATGTATTTGCGTAATCACAGAAAAGAAATGGTTCTTTTGTTTTATAATCTACAAACACCATGTCACAGACTTCTCGGTTTGCCATCTGTTTTCCAAATTGATTTGCCATTTTAATTTCCTCCTATATAAGATTTGTTTTTTTTGCAATAAAAAAGACACTGAATTACTCAGCGTCATTTTTGTTATATATATTTGAACTCCAAGCACCAAACTTGAATTTCTTTTCTTTATCTCCCCATACAGACACCTGTGTAGAAGCAATGTCATATTGATCAATTATCTGAAGCCTTTCAAATTCATTGAATAATTGATAAATTGTAATATCCCATATATTTATCCAGTTTAATGACAGGCTTCTTACAGCAACGGACGATATGATGTTAGGTAAAGACAAATCTGGATTTCCGCCAGAACTTTTTTTGAATTCACGTTTTACCTTTTGCAACCTCTTGTATATTTTTAATCCACGTTTATTTTTGATCTTTGTAATATCAGTCACTTCTGTATTGTCCGGTGTAATATGCACTCGTTGAAGAATTATATCCAACACATCATAATAATTTTTAGAATTTATAATTCCTTTTGCTAGAAGTTCAGTATCGCCATTTTCTCTAACAATTTCCTCTGTGTATAGAAATGATTTATATTCATCAAACCATTCGAAATCCTCTACAAAGAAAAAATTGAGAGCATTTTTAATCATATTTCTAAAATTTGAATCATACAAAATAAGGTCAAATTTTGTATACAAATTAATATCTGGATCTTCTATTTTAAAATCTTCAATATAATCACTTGGAGTCATTCTTAGACACGACACATATTGTGCATAGACGTAATAAGATATGTCAGCAATCTCAATGAGCTTTGGAGATTTAATTCTTCCAATTCCAACAAGATCAAGTGGGAGAGGGGAGATTAGATCAAAATAATCTAATTTCATAATTCGCTAAATATTTTTGAATTTAAAATCTGATGTTGTAAAAACCAATTGTCTTCCGTAATATTTACTATTTGGAAAGTAGTAATTTACAGATTCCAAATTCAATTCTCCTATACCATATTTATTTGTTTCATGTAATTGACGCTCAACCATATCAGCTAAAATGTCAGCTCTTGTTCCAGAATATCCGTCTTTGTGATATTTCATGCAATCCTTATGACAGTACGCATAGACAATAATCTGAAGAGTTTTCATAGTCCTTGTCTGTTGTTTGAAATTTACTTCAAAACAAAGATATGGTTTAACCTCTGTTTGAGTATCTTCTATATATAAATAAGGAAAGATTTGAGAATACACCAGATCGTCAACATCATCTGGCATATAATTATCACCTAATAGTAATTCACAAATATCAGACGAATCTAAAAATGATAAAAGAAGCTTTGATTTAAAAATTCCAATATCTTTTAATACTGTTTTATTCATAATGTCTTCCTTAAAATAAATTACTAATTTCGATTTTCTTTTCAGAAATTGGATGTGAGTTAGAAATGATTTTCAGAGATAAAATTTTTCCGATATACTGTTCATCAGATATTAGTATTTCAATTGAATTTTCGTAGATTGTTTTTTTTACCTGGATATCATCAGATACATGCCAAGTATAATTAGTACATTCAATTTCTTCAGTACAACTCTCGTCGCTGTAAAATTTAACATAATATGTTCTTTTTCTATTAATCTTTATAGAATCACTTCCGATAATTTTAGCAAAAACAGTTCCTTTATCATTGTCATGTTCTGAATGATCAATATCTATATAGTCACAAATGCCAAGTTCCTGACTGTCTGTTTTAAGATTTAATTCTGTCTTATCTGCAATAAAACTTAAAACACTCCCATGATATTCATCTCCATAATCATATAAGATATCGTCTGTTCTCGTCATTTTAAACACTTTTTCCGGATTTATTTTTCTTTTGTCAATAAATACTCTTTTTCTATCCAAGTTTAGACATTCAGAATCTCCCGGTGTGAGAATCGTATATGTATTAGATGAAAGCGTAATCGTATAATTCCCATTTTCACCTACATCATATTTACTGGCTGAAACAGCGTTGCACCAACGCTCAATAATCTTTCCTTCAGAATTTTGCCATCGCAGTAAATATTGACACAATACCATTGTAGCTTTTTCGTATATTCCGTTATTTCCCGGATAGCCATTTATCAGCCAATACCTATTTTCAAAAAATACATACATTCCAGCTTTTACAGTTCCTATAGAAAAAAGTACTGTTCTTTCCAGTGACTTCAATTGTGTATCTGCTGTATTTCCTTGTACGATGCAACGAATGTTTTTACCTTTGCTCAAATCGCTATTATAAAGAATAACAGAAACCGCAATATCAGTTTCTAACGATTCCGCAAAAGCATCATCCTTGTTTTCTACAAACATGTCATTCTCAAATCCACCGGTTACATTTGGACGAGTGTTCTGACTTAATAAATACCATTCTTGCATATCGCGTCCTCCTAAATAAAAGCAGTTACTTTCTGGTTTCCAACCATCGTATTTGCCTTTTCTGCGACGTAATCAAGTTCCGCTTTTGTTGCAGTTTTAGATCCGTTAGACCCATCAATTCCAATATCTTTTCCGGTTATGCTGATTCGTTTATTGACTTTAGAATACTGACGTTCTTGATATGATTGTTTCATAAATTCTGCCAAAGTATCAATAACATATCTATCCAATTCAGAATCAAATTGATTTAATTCCACGTCAAAATGTAAATCACTTAATTCTGCAGAATACCTTCCAATTGCCTTCTTAAACCATTCCATTTCTAGTGATAAAGGCAATACTGTTTTATCTGCAAAAGAAGACTCAAATGATTGTATCACTTCGTTAGCTGTTGTATTACCCATTCAAATCACTCCTAAATCTTATGTTCTACGTAATTTTCTACGATTCTAATTTTTTCAAAATCGTTAAGTTTTTCTCTTTTAATAATTTCTAAAATTGCAAATTTTTCGGCGCGTGTAACGACAAGATCCTTCAGTTTCTCTTCGAATGTCTTTAAGGTTTTGTATTCAAACAATTTCTTGACAGCATCTACTGTAAGAATATTTTGCACCTGTTTTCCATCTTCACTCTCAAAATCAACTTCAATTCTTGTTGGCTTATCATCAACATAAAGTGTTGCATGAGAACCTCTGTCGTCTATTCCTGTCAATAATCTATTACCGTTCTGAATCTGTGTAATAATTTCACTTCTTTGTAAGCGAACTGTCCCATTTGCAGGAATTGTTACATCGCCATTTGTTTCAATTCTCTTGAAACCTGTTGTCCAATTTGCGATACTTTTAATAGTTACTTTCTGCTCAAGATTTAATTCCTGTACTGTGTTTTTGTCTTCAATCATTTTCTGTTTCCTCCATAGCAATTAATGTAATTTTATCAACTAATTATTTTTAAACAGTATGTATAATTTCTTTATATAATGCAATTACTTTATCCAGTCGTTCTGACTTCTTGAATGTATGATATGGCATACCATTTTTCTTGTTTACAGATTTTGAAACATATGGAATATCATATGCCATAATAAAGTATGATAATTTTTTTGAATAACAATAGAAATATTCATTCATATTTAATTGTTTTCTCCTTTAAACTAAAATAAGATAGTTTCCACATTTAAAATAATGCGAAAACTATCTTAGATTTACTTGAAATTATTTTCCAAGAGAATCAAGGTTCTGATCATGAAGCATACCCACTTCATATTCTCTTCCAGGTACTACAAGACAACCAAACTCCATGTCAAATCTGGATAATTGCATTCCTGTTGTAACATCGTTTCCAGAGAATGATGTTAGTCCACCTCTTGTTACAGTATGAATTGGAGACTGTCCACCCTGCGGAATTACAAATGCAAGTCCAGCCGGTAACATTGTCTCAAAGTTTGTACCATCTTTATTCAGAGTTGTCAGATCATACGGATTTGGAATCTCTGCAAGAGTGGCTCCATTGTATACGCCCATCAGTCCTGTATTATGAATCTCATCCATGATTGTACGAGAGATTCCGTTTACAGTCGGTGTTGTTCCCTCATATCCAGCGAATCCATTAAACTGTGCAATCATAGCATAGTCACCAGAGATTGTTGGTTTACCAAAACGTCTTACATTTGCAATAACTCCATCGACACCTGTCTTTGTAAGTCCTGCTCCTTCAAAGAAATATTTCACACCTTTTGCATCTTTAATTGCTTTATATGTAGTGTCGATTACATATTTAGCAGCTTTATTTCGGATGTCTACACGAACCTGTTCCTGAAGTTCATTCTCATCACTCATATCTCCAAGTGCTGCTTTTCTGTAGTCAACTGCATAACCACCAGAAATAGTAGTTGTTGCAATCGGTACACGTCTTTTTCTGATTGCTGGGAATTTTACATCCTGACCAGCAGCCTGAATTTCAGCACCAGTATTTACATACTCTGTGATTTCTACTTCACAAGATTCATTGTATCCGATTGGTTTGTAATTTCCATAAATTCCAAGCAGTTTGATTTCCTGCATAAGTACTGGCTGCATTTTGAAACGTCTCAGTTCATTGATTTCAGAAATTGCTACTTGATCATTTGTCGCAGCTCTGCTGTTCAATTCTTTAATATATTTAGCTGCAGCATCTCCCTTTTTACCAAACTTTGCTAATTCTTTACCATCTGTCATAGCAGAGAATACTTCTACAACTGGAGAATTGGCATTAATTTTTCCACTTACAAAAGAAGCATCTCTACGTTCGTTATTTAACTCAAATGTATAACTCATTTATATACCCTCCTTCAATTAGCCTTGTTTTGTAACAACTTTGGCAACAAGACCAATTTTGTTTCCAATAATCTCAGTTACTTCAAAATAAGGAGCTATACTAGCACCTGTAATTAATTTTCCTGTTGCATCAGATTTCAGTTTATTTCCTTTTGCAAAAGTTGCTGGTAACTGAGCGCCGTATACTTCGATTTCCTGTCCCTCAAGTTTTTCAAAGTCTACGACTCTTACATGAGATCCAGCAGGAATTTTATATTCTGGCATGTCCATATCATCACCAACTTCGACCTGCATAATCGCCTGTTTTGCGTCTGCTTTTGGAGCAAACTTTCCAGATGTGACTGCACCAAAATCTCCATTCAGTGCATCTTTATCAATAACTGCATCCATAAATGGGTATAATTTCTCGATCTGAGAAATTCTTCTGAATTTAATCATCTAATTCGTCCTCCTCTTAAAAAATGTTTACTTCTTCGTCATCATCGACATATTTCTCGCTGCATACTTCTGAGAAAATATCTTCAATTTTTACTTCTTCTGAATTCTGCTCAGAAATACGAGCTTCAGATTCTGCCTGTTTCTGTTTTGCAACAATTTCCATGCAGATTTTAGATTTAATAGAATTGATTTCAGATGTGACATTATTTAACTCTGATTTCTTTTTACATGCATTAATTTCATCTTTTAATTTTTTAATGTCCTCTTTAGCAACTTCTTTTTCTTCATCGCTAAAGTCTTTCAGAGCAGCCTCGACCTCAGAAAGTTTTTCAGATGCTTTTGCTTTTGTTACCTCTTTTTCGAGATCCTCTTTTTCATCATCTTTCTTCTTCATGTCTTTTTCCATCTGCTCAACTTTTGCATTCAGTTCTGCAATCTGTGTGTCTCTAGCAGCAATATCAACATCTTTTGCTTCAATCTGTGAATTCAGTTCTGTGATTTTGTTGTTCAGCTCAGAAACTTCATCATCGTGTGATTTCTTTTCACTGTTAATTTCTGCAAGAGTAGATTTGAGAACTTCCTCAAATTCTTTCTTATCGAATTCCATGTTTTTCTTTTCCTCCTTGTTTGTAGTTTTTCTCTGCGAAATCTCAAGTACCACAGCCGCATCGTCACTTGGAGAAATGCTTAAGAGCGCACACCCCGAAAATGAATAAATCATGGGTGATCTCATATTTTCGTTATATCCATCTTCATATATGATTTTGTTATCATTTTCTTTTAGTCCCATAATTTCAATAGAAGTACACACTTCACCTACTGCAAATCCCTTTCGCACCCAATCAACCAATTTAGGATATCTCTGATAATATAGATACCCGTACCCACACAAAGCCTCTATTTCATCTCCATTGATATCTTTAATTGTTTCGATTTCTGCTTTCTCAAAAGTTCCGACGACTTCAGAGTTTTCAAATACTGGTTCATGAACCCCATTTGAATCCACAACTTCTCCTGTTAACCCATGTCCGAGAGGGCATGATTTATCTTCTGATGCAAACTCACAACACAATGGCATTCCTTTAACTGAATCAATTGCGTTTAATACATATTCCTTTTTCCAATGGATACCATTTTTGTTAGTTTCATTTGGATCGTCATGAATTTTAAGAAGGGCAATTTTGATTGGAACACGTCCGTTTTTATTAGATCGCTGAGAAATTTCGAGGATATTATTTAACATAAGATTTATCCTCCTTTGTTTACATAAAATAAAAGTGATCTACTTATTAGCAGACCACTCGTTTAACAATTTATTTAATTTTTCATCTTTAACTTGAACCTCTCATGACTAAAGTCACATGTGTTCTCGACATATCTCTATAAAACTAATTTTCCTTTTAACTATTTATTATCACTTGGACTTGGGTTTAAGTTTCCACCACTTTCTCTACTTTTGATTGTATTTTCTGTGGGATTATCTGTTTCTGGTTTTTTAGCATTATCAGAATTAGATCCGTTCATTGTCCAAGATGTTTGATGTGGTTTATATTTTTCAAACACTCCACTTTCAATTTCTTCATCTAAAACTGAAAAATATGCGTCAGGATCCACACCTGTACTAGCAACGAGAAAACTCATAGATCCTCCGGAATCCGTATACAACTTCGACATCATTTCAAAGAAGTTCTTCCTATTTACGAATGAAGTAGGAAAGTAGTAAATCTCAATCTTATTTTTATCATTTTGGATAATATTTTTATTGATTACATAATTTAATTCATTCTGCCATTCATATACCCATGTATATAATTGAGCTGTAATCATTTCTAAGTTACTTTGTGATGCGCCATAATTACCTGTAGTCATTGCGCCAATTAAAGCAGAAGATATTCCAAGATCAAGCGAAATCTGGTCATTTAAATCAGATTCGTTTTTACTATCAAAAATATCTGTAGACACATCAATAGAATCAAGTTTTGTTCCTGCGGCAACACTAAAGAATGAAATTCCGCCACGAGAATTTTTATTCATAACTGCCTGACGAACGGTAGCATGTTGTTGCTCCTGTTGTTTATTTGTAAGCGAACTTGTCCCTTTGTCCTTACCTTCTGGAAACGTTTGATAGATAATTTTATTGTTAATTTCATCTAACACGTTTCTCTTTGTGTCAGTGAAATAATCTTTATATAATACATCTGCAAGTGCAGCGATAATTAAACTTCGACCCCAAGGCTCAGAATCTTTACACTTAATTTTTCTGCACATTGTATGATTGTTATCAAGCACAACCCAGTCTCCGCCAGTTGTACCATTTTTTCGACTATTGTATGCTTTTACAATTTCTTCTGGATACTTTCTTAATTTACGTTCCAGTTTTTCACCAGTATAATCATCAAAATATCTCAGATTGAACGCAAGCACATACCTACCATTTTTCTTTCCAACAATTTTTGTATATCTCCATGGAAGAGAAATGATAGTAGCATTGATTCCAACCTCATTGATTTCTACAATGTTTTCTACATCGTAGTCTGTCATAAATTTGGATTTGTCATAATTTTTCTTTTTCGTTTCAAAATAGAAAAAAGCGATTCCATCTAACATACACGTAAATAGTGCATTCCTAATAAACTGTTTATCATCAATTTTTTCAAGAGTGGATTTCATTAGTGCTTTATTCGCCTGGACTGTCTTTGTATTTCGTTTATTTTTACTTATTAAAATACGATCAAGGCACGGAAGAGCAGTCATATAATCGACTGAGTTAGACACGATACCATTTTTTGTATATACAAAATTTGATAATCGAATTGCAGTATCGTGATTTCCAATAGGATCACGTAAAATAGAATCTATTTCTTCTTTAGAAAAATAGTCATAAATACCGCAAGAGAATAAGCTGCTTATGTCCATCGGCGATACAAAACTGTTGAATTCATATATATTAGCAGTAGGAGAGGACTCGTTTTGAATCTCTACCGATTGCTCTTTATTAACTTCTGGCATGTCCGTCTCTCCTTTCTGTTAATTTATAAGACACGTAAATTCGTAATCGGAATCTGTTGAAAGTAAATCAAGTTCTAACTGATCAAAGAAATACGATCCATAACTACAAGATGTGTATCTATCCTTACAATTAGAACCTTGCTCATATACTTTTACAATTCCAGTCTGCGGTGATTTTTCATACAACAGTTCTGCACATTCACTGATCATTGCTTGAGTTTCTAGGAATGGTCGTTCAAATTCAAACTGTGTATTTAAATCTGTTTCATTTTTATAGTTATCATTTTCAGACAATATTTCTTCAATTGCTGTATTCAAATTCACAAGTAATTCTGTTCTATGTTCCATTAAAGAACGTCTGAAACTGTATGCAATATCACTATTTAGTTTCTGAGTGGCGTTGATTGCATAGATAACGGCTGGAGCATTAGGATTTTTAACAACATCAGCATAGGTATCGTTGTTCATACATTTGAGAGGAGGATATTCCTTTCCGCGTTCTTCGTCATATAGTGTTTTACCAAGTGAATAACAGACCTGTGTTCCGCCGTTTCGACAGTCTAGCACAATATAATCGGCATCATAGTCTTCATATAATTGCCGGATTCGTATTGCCTGTTTTGTTGTATCTCCTATTTGATTTGATTCAATATAAGAATACTGTCTCTTATATCCTTGTTTTACTACAACTTCCGAGTCATCAGTTTCATACCTCATAGTTTCTGGAATTCCACGAATACAAGAATATATAGAGTTATCGTTTTTCTTTCCTTCTACAAAAGCAATATCACAAGATATTACACGAATTTCACCCTCTTGCTTTGGAGCAAAATGTTTTGTTTTTTTATTAAATTTTACATCTCTATGGTTTCTTGGATAAAATACTTGACGTAATGTTTGAACATCACTAAGCATAGAATAAGTAAAGAAAGCAGAAGAGTTGTTCCTAACTCTAAGATTTAAAAATTCAATTTGCCATGTAATAGGATCTTGCTTTTTCTTTTCCTGCTGCATCTGCCTTTGAGTACGAATATTATGTTTCAGAGTAATACTTTCATCAAAAGCAAGCATTACAGAAGTCCTATTATTCAACATATCAGTATAAGCTTGATCAACTAAATTCCACATCCAATGTCCATCATCTAACCATGAACTTGAAATGTATATATCTTTTGGATCTTCTTTTAGACATTCAATTCCTTCATAAAATGGGTCAATCATAAAAGGAGCCTGTCTAATTGTCTGGAAAGGAGAAATGACACTATCATCAATATTTTTGTCAATCTGACGGAACTCTTCTCGTACAGCATCCGTACTACGAAGACCACGGGCAAATTCATTTGCTGTAAATACCTTAATAGTTGATCCATTGTTAAAATACACTATGGATTCGTTTGCACTATCCTTTATATCCTTTATCTCTTTTCTTAAAGCAGGAGACATGTTCATCAATTCATTCTTTATCTTTTCCGATATGATAAGTTTGCTCTGTCCGCGTGTTGCAGAACCAAGTACGATTTTTGAACCAGGTTTTATAATTGCTTTACAACAAGCGTATAGAGCAATTATAAAAGATTTCGCTGCAGCACGACACGCAACGATACAAACAAGCTGTGAGATGCCCATAAGATATAGAATAAGCTGTTGGTATAAATGTAGCCTAATTCCCAAATAATCCATAGCGAGCCTATGTAGATTTCTTGAGAAAAATGTAGACCATAGAAATGTATTATGAACGTTTGTAGGATTGCTTAAAAAATGAGTTGAAGGAAATTTCTTGTAAAGATTTTGTTGACGTTCATCAGCATATTTATTATTCATCGACATCATCTGCGTTGTCCTTTACAAAATATTCCGTGTCCCTATCTGTTGTTCCTGTCATAAGATTTCTAAGAGGTCTTTTTACAAATCGATCAAAATATTCCCCAATTTTATCGTAGTCTTTATATAGTTCCTTATCTTTATAATATTCTTCTGGAGTATACTGAGATATAGTAGCAAGAGTTACTCCGAGACATTCATTTGCACTATTATCTGTTTCTTGAATTGTAGATAGTCCGGCTTTTGTAAATGTCTTACTATACTGATCAGTTAGTTTAATATACTTATCTGAATCGCCTCTTTTTAATGCATTTGTCTGAAGCATGAATAACGAACACAAACTTTTAATAAAAATTTCTTGATTGGCGTCACAATTTGGATTTTGCCGTTTTAACATTTTATAATGTTCATCCATTATCTTATAATCAGCCTCTGTGAAACCAACCCCCCACCGATCAACGGCTGTTGCAGTAATAGTAGACTCTTCAGATTTCGCCTGTTCACGGGATTTTACAATCTCACCTTGTTTTTCATTAAACTCAAACTTCATACTGTCAAAATATGTAGTTCCAATTCTTGCAGTTTGCCCTAAATTTTTCTTTGCTAAATAGTGACTGATACGGCTCCTATCCGCAGATATTTGTCTTGAAGCAGTTAAAGCATCAATATGATATACCCATCCAAATTCCATACACATATGTCTAATTGCATGTTCTTCGTTTCCAGAGTAAAAATCTATAAGTTTTTTATAATATTTATCACGACAATCATTGCATATTTCAATATATCCGTTATTTGCTTGATATTTGGGATGTGCAGATTTTGAAAAATGACTTTTCTGAGAATCCCAAGATTCTCCACACATATAACATTTATACTTTTTTGTATTTGTCGAATTAGATAGTGGAAATCGCATATCAACAGAGATATCTATTTTCTGTGGAGATTTCATTGATTCTTCAATTCTTTCATCTCTTGATCGTTTTAATTTTTGAGTCAAATATCTCACATCCTTTCTCAACTATTTCGTATTCAATGCTCAGACCCAGATTCGAACTGGGAGCAACTGATTAAAAGTCAGTCGTTTTACCATTGAACTATCTAAGCATAATAATAGGGCAGTAGTAGTACCGCCCTTAATAATTTAATATATTACTGTGCAATAATACCTGCATCTCTAAGACTAGCTAAGAGTGCATTTAATTTATCTTTTACATCTGCATCTCCAGCGTCTGCAACTGCAACGCCTTTTTTGGGCAATTCAGTTTTTGTTGCATATTTCTTATCTGCATCAACTGTCTTCATATATGCAGTAAGAGCATCAGATCCAATCTTAGTTTTCAGTGCATCTCCAACAGCTTTTGCATCCGCAGCTTTTCCTTCCACAGAAAGTGTTTTGTCAAGTTCAGCTCCTGCACCAGTTGGATAAGCCGGAACGAATAATTTACCTGTTGTAGTGTCAATTGCAACTTCTACGGTTTCATTTGTCTTTGCTTTTGCTTTAACTCCACCAAGAATTTTGTCAGTTGCCTGTGGAAGAGTATAAGAACTTCCTGTCGGAATGTTAATTGTTTTTTCGACAGAACCGTCATACTCATCTGTTACTGCACCTGTAAATTTAATCTTTTTAGGATTTGGAAGTGTAGTCGTAGTTTTTGGTAAGGCTCCAACTTCGTCTGCGGTATATGTCGGTTTTGTTTCTGCTTTTGCCCATGCCGGTACAGTTGGATCAGTTTCTTTTGTAACATAAGTACCTTTCTTTTGGATACCAAGATCATCCAAGGTTTTATTTCCAGTTAATTCAATTCCGGAAATTTGTGGCTTATTTGTTAATGCAGTATAATCAAGAGAAATATTTCCGCCTGAACCACCAATTGCAGGTTGCTCTATCCATTTCTTGCCAGATTCGTTATATTTATACACTGTACCAGTATCAATTTCTTCATATGTGCTTCCATTGGTAATGTATGTTGTTTCGATAAATTCAACAGGTTTTTCGTCTGTAGATAATCCAGTAATCTCTAATACATTACGATTCATGTCACCACCAATTTTCTGTAATGTTACCATTATTTTTCCTCGCTTTCTTTTTCTATTTTCTGCCGATATGAAACCGGCATTTCTTTTGAAAGCCGGAATATAATAATGACTCCAACTGGAATTGAACCAGTGTTACCTCCGTGAAGGGGCGATGTCTTAGCCTCTTGACCATGGAGCCAAATACAAAAATAGGAGAGCAGCACAGCTCTCCATTAATCTCTCAAATCTATTTCGATTAATTCTACATAATCATCTTCGTGTGTGATCCGCAAATAATCACTTCCCTTGATTAACTTTCCATCATGCTTTTTGACGATGTCTCTCATATAATCAAATGGATGTATATGTGGATGGACTTTCTTATAATCTAAGAAAGTGATATCATAATTATCGTCCATATGTATGTACACACATTTTACTGTAGATATATTAGAATACTTATTCTGAAAATTTTCTATATCACACAGAAAATTTGTATTCCGTTCATCTAAGATTTTTGACTCCAAATCATGAACATCAATTGCAATCATTTTGACGTATCCTGTTTTTACCAGTCTTTCCATTCTATAAACCTCCGGTGCTATGATTCTCGGAAACAGTATAACACAGAATAGAAGAGTATTGATCTGGTAAATTATGGGAAATTAAAGATGGTTAGATGAATGCTTCATCAGACTCGTCAAAATCATCATTTCTGATTATGTAATGATTTGTAGTTGTACTAACATCGTTATGTCCTAAAAGTTTTTGAGCAACTTCTGGAGATTTATTTTCGTAAACTACTAGATTAGTTGCGCGACTTTCTCGAAACAGGTGCGGATGTACGCGTCTACCTACTATTTCTGTAAATAGTCCACTACACCAATCATTAAACGTATTCTCGCCAACTTGACGAGTTTCTCCATTTCTTTGTTTTACAACAAACATATAAGGACATTCATCTTCTCCTCGCGCTTCAATCCATTTTTTTAACCAATACATAGCATCTTCTCCGAATTTTAGTTTACGTTGTTTTCCAACCAACGATGCGCCTTTACATCTAATTGTATGTGTTAAGTATTGGCGAGAAATTGCAACATGCTCTACACCATCTTCACCTTTAATTTTTGTTTCTTTCTCTTTTGGTTTATACTCAACAACTTCTTTCAAAAGTTGACGTGCCTCAGCTCGTCTACATCCTGTGCTATAAGAAAAAACTAAATATGCTAATTTTTGCCATTCTTCACGTTTTTCTAATTCTTTACATAGCATTAAATATTCTTCCGGTGTCAGCGGGTTTTTCTCATGAACATATCCTGTTTGTACTACTTTTAATCCAACAGTAAAATTTCTGAATGTAGGATATTCTTCTTCATACATTAACATTATATAATTACAAAATGCACTTACACATGATTTTTTAAATTTAATTGCTGAATCAGATAAACCTCTATTAGTCAACCAATTAAGATATTTTTGAAATTCTTTTTTCTTTATTTGTGTAAAATCTTTATTGTTCAAGTGATCTTTTACATATACAAAAAAGACTCTTAATCCAGAGCGATACGCCGGACGAGTCTTTAGTGAAAGGTCAGTTTGATTATCAAGATAATCCTGAACCATTTCTCTATTGAATTCATTAACCTGATTCCAAATCTCATCAGTTATGTCCTCTGAACGCTTTGCAATTTCTTCACTCAATAATCTCACTTCCTTTTATTCAAATATTTTATTTCTCCTCACTCCATAGAAATAGGAGAGAAGTGCGAATGAGGTTACACTTATCCGGTAGGTAGCTAATCCACCGTATCTCTCCTGAAAATCCAATGTTGCATTGGAACATGCAGCGCGGTCGGAGCTTACCCGACACATTCCTTTCGCTGATGTTTCTAATTCTTATTCTCCTAACTGAGAACACAAAAATAGACCCGTAAGTTTTGACACCTACGGATCTTTGAAATGTACATATATAACAGAAAATTTATAATCCAAAAATACGAAGTAAATCCATCATATCATCATGATTAACTCGCTCTGTTGAATAAAATGATACGGAGTGATAACCATAATCATCACTCTTGCTGGCAGAAAATCCATGCATGTCTTTGTTATCTACACAATCATCCAACAAAAAACCATACTCATCATACTCGTCGCACTCATCACAGAAGATACATCCATCACAATCATATTCCATATTATCTTCATCATTCTCATCATACAAATGTACTTCATATGCATAGTCTGCTTCAAATTTAGAGATGACTTTCGAATTGCAGTCGTCTAATACATATACAATAGAACTGCCAGAACCAATGTAATCACCGTTACGTTTTGCTGGCTCACAAAAGATTTTATCTTCAATAATCTCAATCAAATATTCATCAGTATATCCAGCAAACTCCGGATCGTGTAATTCGCATGAAAAAATGGAGAAGTCCATTGTACATAATTCCGAAACAATGAGACTTGCCTCATCGTATTTAGCAATAATAGAAACAATATTATTGTCATAATTTGATTCTAGTACGTCATATGTATCCACAACATCTTCACATAATTCATAGATATTATCATATGTTTTCTTAATCATTTCTTTTTTCAAATAGACACACCGCCAATCTTAAGCATTTACTTTATCTTTTAATTCTTTTCCTGCTTTGAATTTTACATTTTTAGATGGCTCAATATAAATTTCGCTTCCATCCTGTGGATTTCGTCCAGTTCTTCCAGCTCTTTCTCTTACTTCAAAACTTCCAAATCCGACGAACTGTACTTTATCTCCAGCGGTAAGCGCATCTGCAATTGAATCAAGAGTTACAGCAACAATCTCTTTTGCTTTTTCCTGTGTTACTCCGTCTACTTTTTCTGCAATTGTTTTAATTAAATCTGATCTTGTCATTTTTAAAATGTCTCCTTTTCTATCAACTAATTTGTAAATTTTTATAATTTATTTCGTGGATTTCTCCACATTCTAGGATATCGGTTCTCCAAGATGATGCAGTTTATTTTGGAAGGCAGGTGATACGTATGGCAAGTTTTTATTCTATAGAAACTCCTGTACATGTTAGTGCATACGACAGATTCCGCTTTAATAAGTGGGAACATGTACGTGAGCACTGGCGTAGATTGCCACATAGGTAATCTGTAAATCTGCTTATCCTGAGCCGCGGATTGAACTCTCTCGTTAAAAGTTCTTTCTACACTTCAGATAGCCGATATCCTTCTTTCTAAATAATTCCAATTTTTTCCATATATTCTGTTTCTAAATCCAGAATTCTCTCAATATCTGTTTTGGGATATTGACTTTCCTCCATGATATAAGAAACCAGTTCTTCAAAGTTTAATACTGGTAATCCGTCTTTATATTCCATAACAATCTCCTCTAGTGAAACCTAACATCGTACACACAATCTAATCCATCATTATTAATAACTGAAATTAATTGTTCTGGTTTATTTTGCAATCGGTTATCCAAGCAATAGTTATCTGTTCCAGAAATACAACCTGATTGTAAAATTTTCACATTATAAACAGTAGACATCGCATTTACATGACGATGACCCATATATAAAATATTTGGACGTATTTGTGTCATAAGCGATAGTTTCTGCACAACCGTTTTAGGGTCATCTTTGTCTCCATGGACTCCAAAAATTTTCGTTCCTCTAACAGAAAACATTGCAATTGATTCATCAATTTTATTTTCGTGAAATTCGATATTCTTAAAGTTCTGCAATTTGGCTTGCAAAAATGGAATAGCAAGACAGTCCATATTTTCACCTTTTAAAGATTCTTCCTTTTTTGCATGTAACCTAGAATGATTTCCAGGACAAACATAAACATGAACTTCATTAAATTTATAACTAAGTTCAGATAAAAATTGTGAAATACAATCCGATACGGATAAGAATTGCTCAATTAGATTTTGATTACTTTCAATCCGAAGTGAGTTGTGAATCAATCCTGAGATCAACTCACTTATAATTACATAGATATTTTCAGAACCGTGCCGTAAATAGACTTCAAAAATTTTATCCAGGTACTGTCTAAATCTATCATACATAACTTCTGTATTGTATTTATTAAACCAGTTATCAATTTCAATTCCTGCATGAATATCTGTTACAGAAATTACTAAATCATTATCTGATTTTAAAATTCCATTAAACTGTTTTCTTTTATCATAATCTAATGGTTGTCCGTGATATTCTGAAATGGATCTTAAAATCTGTTCTTTATAAGATTCCTTACGTGCTTCTTCACGAATCAATCTACGATACTCATTTCGTTCATCACGAGTTTTGACACGTTCTTTCTCTAAAAGAATACGCTCTTCCTTTAGTTCTTTTAATTGTGCTGCACCGTCTGTGAATTTAGACTGATTAGCATCAAGAACCTTTCGGAAATACTGTACTTTCTTTCTATATGCCGATTCAGTGTAGTTACAGTCAAGAAGAGAGTTTAGAACTGCAGCAACATCATTCCATGTACCGATATTTTCTTTATCATTACAGATTCTCAGGATGAGTTCATCATCACTTTCACCATCAAATCTTTTATAGTTATGTACTATATCGTCCACCTACTCTCTATTCTTCTTCAGAGTCCAGTGGTAATTCCACAGTGATTTTAAATCCAACCTGTTCCGTTCCTTCCGGAAGAGCTTCAATAACTTGCTGTGTAATATCACCTGTTTCATCTACAAATTTTAGATCTTTTACATAAATACCATCTAATTGGATATTCTGTTTTGCCGGCGTTAATTTTTCTTTTGTTTTTGTAATTTTAATCATTTCTAATTATCTCCTTTAAACTAAAAATAGAAGAGCAGTATTAGACTACTCTTCCTCGTCATAATATTCTTCAGTTTCTGGTTCATAATGAAACCCGATAGCGCATGTATCTGTCGATTCAACCTCAAAATCCGACTGCAACTCTTGTAATTCTGCATTGCCTTTTATAACAAGTTTTCCCGGAAGAATTTTCAGATATTCAATCCAAGACAGAATTACATTAACTATTTCTTCTACAATTGGAAGAAATATTACGATTGTACATGCACCTAATATATATGATAATAATGTTTTATTTTTTTTCATATGCGTTACCTGCAATATAAAATTTAAATTGTAATTTTTAGACTCGAATTTGCAATTAACTGCATTTTTTATAAATTAAATGATCTTCCAGATTAGCTTCATTTATAATATCTTTGTTGGACATATCAAATCTAAATTCACCAAAATATTTTACTTCTGCTGATTTTCTCGCTTCAATTGCATCTTCAATTTTAGCAAACGTTCCAAGGTTTAATGTTTTGTTATTTATATTAAAACTATTAAAAATAGGTTTAGCTTTTATAACAAACATCCTCTCTATAATTTATCCACTAACATTGCAATTTTACTTCTCCAAACATTCGGAAGATGTACATATCCAAATTCTGATTCACCTTGAAGCACATCAATTGCGCGTTTAAAACCATTTGAATTTCCTTCAAATAAATAAGAATCAACCTGGCTATCATAATCACCTTCGATAACAATTTTACATCCGCTACTTGCTCTTGATAAACACAACTTTAATAATTCGATTGATGTATTCTGCGCTTCACTAATGTATAAAATTTCATTATCCCTTACTTCCATTCCTCGTACATCTGCCATAGATACTAATCGAATTTTATCTTGCTGCAACAACATTTCAACAGCAAATCTATCACCAAATTTTGTAGTTAACATGGAACCTATAGAATTTTGAAGTGCCTTTTCAGTAGCATTACCACAATAGAAACCCATATCTGCAGCACCCTTTGCTTTATTAGGGTTAAACATAATGATCACTCTATCATATTCTCCATTTTCAATAAGACTCATCATAGATATTAGTGATATCAATGATTTCCCGCTACCTGCATGTCCGGTAATAGCTGTCATTGTATTTGAAAAAATTGAATCAATAGCACAGGCTTGATATGAATCTTTCGGTCTAATTTTATCTCCAAAAATAGTAGAGCGAACTGTTTTTTCACATACAGCTTTATATTCAAAACCGTCCCACTTTCTATAATCAACAACTTCTCCATCTGATTTTTTAATAATGAGATATTCGTTCAAAATACAATCATAAATGTTTTCATTTGTATGACAATAGAAGTAACTCATTTCTTCATCAGACAATGTTAATTCTTTATATCCAAGATATTCGTCAAGATTTTTGACAAGGTTAATATCCGAAACTCCCTTTGTAGGAAGTCCAAAAATATTACGAGATATGAATTTGCAATTTAAATCATCAGAACATACAAGTACTTCCGATACATTTGAATTGTAATAATAAGCAGAAGCCAAGATAATGTTGTCTGGCGTTTCAGATAAGAAATAACTATCAATTATTTCTTTAATTTTTGGAGAGTATAAAACCACATCATATTCGCCATCATGTTTATCCAATAGTCTTGAAATTTGTCTGGCTTTGTATTTTACTTCTCCATCTTTAGAATTAGACACTTTGATATTCTCGATCTCTTCAAGTGTCTTTTGTGCAATAATAAATTTTTCTTTAAATGCATTTTCGCCGAGACTAAGTAATGCATTCGTATCAAGGAATAATGTGCATTCCAATAAGGTGAACCACCTTTCCTCTAGTTTAATTCTAGTTATTTTTTACGTTTTTTAATCTGAATTGTTTCTTTAATCGACTGTGATCTAAAATTTTCTAAATCTTGCATCAATCGATAATTTTCTGTTGCATATTTTTTGTTTGCTCCGGATACAGTGCGATGAATATGATCTCTCCATTTCCATCCTTTGATTAACAAAAATTTACATTCTTTGTCTGTAATAAGAACTATGATAAAACATTCCTTTCGTTGTATATTTCTCCACAGTGGGAGAGTATTGCAGAGCCTGGGAGTCGAACCCAGTATTTTCAGATTATGGGTCTGACGTAGTAATCCGTTCCACTCGCCTGCATATAACGCTGCACCTAAGATTTGAACTTAGACACCGCATAAGTGGCTACTATCGATTTTTCAAGATCGACCCCTTACCACAGAGGATTAATGCAGCTTATTGTTTGCTCGTCCAAAACACCCATCCACAAGGACGACAAAATAATTGTTATGTGAATAGTTATATAAAACGTAGTAAACCTAGAGCGTATCTTCATATAAGCCAGTGTCACCTGGATTTATACTGGGATAGGTTTTTATGCGCCACTGATTGACGGTCAGCGCAACACTTCGGATGATAGCAGCCCCAAGTAGATTCGAACTACTGAATGCAGGAGTCAAAGTCCTGTGCCTTACCGCTTGGCGATGGGGCTAAAATACTCCTAAGATGTTAGCAACAGCACTACCAGAACAGCAATGCTATTACTAACTGAAAAGGAGATTAGAAATCGTCAAGTGCGCGCATAAGCACTTGATTATAAATACAAATGGAACTTCTTCCTACTCAAATATATCGTCATAATATTCCGCCACTACTTGTAAAGGGCTGAGAATAAGGGAGCTACCCTTAGACTTCCTTTACATCTGATAAACAGCAATTGTAGCCTCGACTGATTACGAGAAACTTTCACCCATGTCATTCAGCGTATTAAGAAAATTCATAATAAGATTTAATTTTTTTGTTCTTTATGTATTAATCTCACGTCACTTTGGGCTACTCGTACATTCGACAGATCTTATACTGGAATTTCTTCCGATCAACGACGCAACTGACTTATTTGGATTTTCGCTACTTATCTCTCTGTAACATTCCACCGATACAGGCATCACGATTATTACTCCACTGGAGTCGTCTATTATGTCAGCGATCTGGCAATTGCGTTTTACGGCAATATATTATTGTACATATATTTAGTTTTGACGGTTCCCGTCTTTCTGTTTATGATTCACATCATTCCAGAAGCTGCAGTATAAAACTATCGTATTATACCGCAACTCACTATTCATATATTCTCAGCATGGTGACAAGCCAATCTGCACTGAGTTATTTGTATTTATAAGCAAGTGCTTATATTGGGCAAAGCCCAAGCCCCTTTCAATAGGGGCTTTATTATAGATATATCTCCATATTTATTAAACGCTTTGGCAATAGCGTTTGTCGTCTTAAGAGTCTTGATTTCATCTCAAGAATTTTGAATATAAGCAAAACTCTCATCCTTCCATATTACGGACGAAGTTGATTTCTTGAAAACCCACTATTTACAAGGGGTTTAGTAACTTTTGACAAAATAATTCGGCAATTTTTGTGCATAAACACTAAATTTGTTTTGGTTTAAAATTCAATAAAAATTTATCTTTGTCCATTTTGTGTAAATAATTTAAAATTTTTCTTGAATATTTTAAGTTTATGTTCTTCGTTTTGGATCCATTTCCGATTCCTTTATCGAGACCTAGAGCCACCTCTATCATTCTATTTATAGTTACTATATTTCCAACTTTAATTTTGCATAGGCTGTCTAATAATTTTTCGGATTTAGAAATCATTTCTTCGATTATTATATCGTCATCGTCATTTGTTATATGTAAATTTTTAACAAATAAGTCATATTCTTCAATAAGACTCCTAATTTTTGTCATTTGTCTGTTATTAGGTTTGCCAGGCATTTTTATAAAAAAATCACTAATAGGGGTTGAGTGTGAATTTGCCGCAGGTTTGATAGTGTCTAAGCATTCCTCTAACCAATTCATAGGGCAAACAAGAGATGGGTTGATTCTATTTTTCAATTTCACTTTTTTTTCGTGTATTTCCTTTTGTGGAATTTCTTTCCCGTTTTTTGTTGTTTTTATAGCTCTTGTATATTTCATAAACTTCGGAAAATCAAATTTAACACTTTTAATTCTACCGTTTTCATCAACTACTTGCTTTGTTAATTTCATACATGGCATTTTGCTGATCCTGTCGATTTCTTTCATTCCATCAATTTCGTATTCCCTTTTACATCCATCAATTATAACTTGAGCAAGAACAGATAAAATCACAAAATTATCATATAACTCATGCAATCGTTCTTCATTAGGATTATCCTTTTGCAACTCTGTCCAATAATAAGTCAAGGCTAATTGTGCAAGATTACTGGAATAGCCAATGCCAATTCTGGATTTAGAAAATTTATTATCCATACGTGCATATTCTAATAATGTATTCTTGTATGTGATTCCGCTTTCTTTGAGATCATTAACAATGGTTGGAAAATCTCTATAACAAATTTCGGCATATTTAACCATCACTGGATTATTAGTGACTAGATTAAAATCTGAATCGAAATCTTCCCCGTTCATTCTATCTTGGACATCAGTTCCTATACAATTTACAGCCATAATATTTTTGCTAAAATCAAAATATCTAGACATTTCCTGACTATATACATTATGAAAGTGACATACATTATTCGGTGAATTATGTGGATTCCTAAAACCGCATAGATATTCATCGTTACTAAATCTTCTTGTATAACATTGAATACTATTTTCTTCTTTTGAAAATGTAGGATCTTCTTCCCAATTTTCACCTACTGAATAGAGTAGAAGAGCATAAGGATTTCCACAGACAGTCAAATTATCTCCATTTACTAATATTTTGCCTTTTCTCATTCTGTTAACATATTCAAAAATAATTTTTTTCTTTTCATTTCTGAACCATCCACAATTGGCGAAATCAGGATTATGTCTGTATAAATCAGCCAACATTTGATAATGGTTTATTTCATTTGCATATTTTCGTAAAAACTTTTCAAATTCAACATTATCTGTTTTCAATGTTTCGATATATTTAACTGTATCTGATGCGATGTCATACACGTCTTCTTTAGTGCACGGAAGAGTGTTTATCATTTGATAACTTAACTGCTGCGAGTTTTCAAATTTACTTTGATGATCTGTTTTTACAACTCCCCATATGTTGCCATCTTCGCGAATTTTATCACACCAATATTCATAAGCAGAAGATAATGTTCCGCCCATAATATCAATAAATTTTTTCCACTTTATAGAATTATCTGTTGTGATAATCTTGATGTCTTTTAAATAATGTTTACATCCAAACATATCTTCAACTTGATATGTATTATAGTCATGATTATTTTTTTTGCACCAATCTTTAAAGAATAATTGTACATGTCCTTTAAAACCGCACATCTTAAATAAATGATTTCGTAATAAAGCCATCCCATTTATCCATCCCGGCAAAATTGATGATTCAATAATACCCATACCATCCCATAGTGTGTTTTTAACTTCTCTTTCTTCTGATTCAACAATACATTTTTTCTTTTTGTTTCCAGAACTATCAATATACTCTTCAGCTTTTACTACACTCGTAAATGTAGAAAAAAATGAATCCTGATCTTTTAATATTAAAATGTCTTCTACCGGAATTTTTAATGTTCCAACAATAGTAGATGTGGTAAGTGGTGCATAAGCAGACATCTCAACTATTTTTGCGTTATCATAAGACATTTTTTTTCCTAATCCGATTGTAAGCCAATCGTATGCATCATCATATAAGTTTTCATTTATAAAAATAACTTGTCCAACTTTAGCTTTTGCACTCGTTCTAAATAGCATAAGATAATGTATTGTTTCAACAACTTCTTTTTTTGTTTTTTTATCGGTGTGTCTATATGAAATATCTACTCCATTCTGATAAAAATCTTCTCTGATTTTATCTCTATTTTTACCATTGTATAGTTTTTCTTTTTTCCCTATTTCTTTTAGTAAATATTTTATTTTATTTTTATCATCTATTGTCGTTGCATTGTTTTCTAATTTTTCGAGTCTTTTTTTCTCTTCTTCGTAAGAACGACTTCCAAAATCAAAGTCTAAACATATTATATCACGCGTAGATTCTTTATCAGACTTTGGTTTTTTATAAATTTTTATACCATTTTTCTTAAGGTGATAGCTAAACAAGCTATTATTTAACATCGCTTCAGTGTAAGTGAAATAGTCTCTCACTCCAATATTTACATCATAAATCATACCTGCTTTTATATTTTTAATCTTAATTCCGTATTTACTAATTTTACTCACCTCATTCTTATGTAGTTAAACTTATTTTTTATTTTCTTCTGAAAATTTCTTAATATAGTATTTATTATGCATAGCCTTTGACCAATTGATTGCGTGTGCAATTTTCTTAATTTTTGTTCCACCATCTGCACAACCACCTGTACTAAAATCACCAACTGTAATGTTTTCAATTAGATACTTGTGAAATTCGCTCCGATTTGGAATCTGAAGATTATGGCTTCCTGGTGTTACATATGTACTTGTTTTCATAAATTAAATCTCCTCTGTTTTCATAATTTTTGTTTGTCATTGGACTCGCTCCTTTAATTGAGTGATGACTATAAGTTTCATATATTTATTCTCTTTATTTAAATTTGACTATTAACTAATTGCATCATTTCTTTTGGATCAGAGCAGCAGTCTGGAACGTTAGATTCTGACTTACCGCAATAATCCAAACCAACCGTGGATGAAACATCCACAAAAACTTGTGCGATGGAAGATATTTTCTAGGGATATCTTCGCTGCAATTCTAATGTGATAGAAAATATAATTATGTTTTCATTCATATAACTCCTTTCTTTAAATGAAATGAAATTTGATTTTCAAGTTACAAATTCCTAAATGATGTTTATTGAATGTGGGACATATTTTAATTCACCATTTAGAAACAAAATACATAAAGTAGGATTACTTATTATTCACCACTTATTTTTTCGTTTTTTATAATTTTAATTGTATTTTCAACATCTTTAATAAAAGAGCTTATCAATTTTGTTTGACCATTATATAAATCAACATATGATAGATATAATTCTTTTTCGGCTCTTGTAATTGCGACATAGAATAACCTACGTTCATCATCAACATTTTCATTCTTATAGTGTGGCAGGATTTCTTCATTGCATCCAATGATAAACACGACAGGATATTCCATACCTTTTGACTTATGAATTGTAAGTAATTTGACTTTATCATTATCTTTATTCTCCATTTCTGTATTTAACTCATCTATGTATGAAACAAATTCTTTAATGGAAGAGTATTTGGAACAAATATTTTCAAAACTGTTAAGGTTGTCGATTTGTTCAATATAACTTCCATCATCTGATTGCTTTCCTTTTGTAACAAATTTATCAATGTCTAATCTGTTTCTCAAAAATCTTACCAAATCTGAAATGTTGGAATTCTGATTGTTTTGTAAATAATTTATTACTTCAATGATTTCATCGATACCTTTTTTGAATCTCCAATTTCTCCTGTCAATCGTGAACATTGAATTGTATAATGATATATTTCTTTTAAAACTGTTATCTGTTACTTCTTTTAAAAATTTTTTATCTAACCATCGATTTGGTTTATTGTATAGATAAGAAAACGATTCATTATCATTTGTGTTTAACGCAAGTTTAAAGTAAGAAATTATCAATTTGATCTCTGGTAATTCTGTAAAAGTTTTACCATCAACAATTTCAAATGCTATATCTTCATCATGCAGCGTTGACTCTAGTTTTTGTAATTGAGCATTTGTTCTGGCGAGGATGGCAATGTCGTTGTAATCGTATCCTTTAAATTTTAATTCTCCTATTTTTGATGCAACCCATAAACATTCTTCATAATCATCAGGGAAATGTCTTAACTCAGGAATTTGAAAATTTTCTTTATTTGAAATACTCTCTACATAATTTTTGTGTTGAGAATTAGGAATACTTAACGCAAGTTTATTTGCTGTAAATACAATATCTTTGCTACATCTATAATTTGTATTTAGATTAATAACTTTTACATCTTTATAATCAGTATCAAAATTTAGAATAAATCTGCTATCACCACCTCTAAATGAATAAATAGCCTGAAGAGGATCTCCGACGATCATTGTGTTTTTTGTGTTTAATTTTCTTAAAAGTAATGCTTGAGAAATTGAAATATCCTGAAATTCATCAACTAATATATACTGAAAAATATTTCGATACTTTTCTAAAGTATAATAATCAGTATCAAAAATTTTATTTGCCATGTTCAAAAAATCATCAAACTCAATAAGTGAATTGATTTCTTTATACTCTTCATAAGTTTTATATATTTGTTTCATATCCTCTTCTTTAAATGGGGGATCCGGAGTGTAAATTAAATCATCATTTGGGGTTTTCATGTTATTTTTCTGCAACGCAATAAACGATGTAATTTCGTTGTATGGGACATTATCAGAATCGCAAAGTAATAAAGAGTCACTACAAATCCATTTTATTGTTTTTTCTTTTTCCCATGGTGTTGTCCATATTTTAAATTTTTTGATTCCATACACAGAGGAGATAATCTTCAAAGCAAATGAATGAAAAGTCTCTACAGATACATTCGATATATTAAGTTCCATTAGTTTTTCGTTTATATTTTCTTTTGCTTTTTTGCTAAAAGTAATTGCCAGGATAGAAGATGGTAATATATTATGTTCTTCAACCATTTTTTTAATTCTATGGGTAAGAACAGTTGTTTTACCGGAACCTGCTGTGGCAATAACCGCCACGTTTCCTTCTATTGTATTAATAGTTTCTTCTTGTTGTTTATTAAAATTCATATGTCTATTTTCCTTTCCTTGATGATGTGATTTTTAGAGTATAATCATCATTAATTGTTTTTTCTCTTATTCTGTTTCCAAGATATTCTGTATTTTTATCAATTGTTATTTCGCATAAATTTTGAAAACATAAGCTGTAATCATCCTTTTCTGCATAAGAAAAATATTTATCCGGATTTTTATCAAACCTTTTTCCCGCATTTCCAACCAATAAATCTGTAAACTCTTTATTGAATTCACTTATTAAATTATTCATTTTGAATTTACCAAACTGTTTTAATATAAAATTGCATTTGTCAAGATCTACATAATATGCTTCATATGTTTTGAAAACACATTTGATTTTCTTTTTATATAGTTCTTTCTTTAATACTTCTCCAAATAATTTTGATTTTTTACTATAATATCGTTCTCCAGCATTTTCTATTTTTGCTGCTTTATCAGCAATTGAAACACAATGAGAGTAGTAGTTCATTTCATCTTCAGATGCTTGATGACTATCAATAGAAATATCAACGTGTATATTCCCGTTTTCATCAATAATATTTTTGCCGCTTGATATTTCTTCGTTTACTCTATAAACCTCTCTCCAGATAACTAATCCTGCAGATTTTAAATAATCAAGTGCATTTGTTATGTACCATTCAATCATGTCATCAGCTTTGTCATAAAATTCATTTATAGTATCTAAAGAACACTGCGTTTCTTTACTCGTATCTTCTCTGTTGTATTTAACAAGATTATAATTTTTATTTACCATATTAATTTCTCTCGCCCATTTTCCAACTGTTATATCTATTTTGTTATTTTCGTCGTGACCATTAATTAAGTTAGTAAGTAGAAGAGGAACAATATATTGATATAATGATTTTGTCATCTTATTGAAATTTGATGGAAGAGGATAGTCATATACTTTTTTGATTCTATATGTTCTGCCACCTAAATCTTCAATGTTACAATATCGAGACATTTTTGTAAGTAAAGTCTTTTTATAGTTACTTATAAAACGTCCATTTTCTTTATATGATTTTTTCTGCGCATCACTCCCATATAGCTCTACTAATTTTTTTTCTGTAATTTTCCCTTTTTTGATATTTAATTTGTTCACGTGTTTTCTCCTTAAATTAGTTTTTTATCGTTTTTTGCACACCTAAAATGCCAATTTTCCCAGTGTTTATAAGGGTTTAGAGAGATTTCGCATCCTTTCATTTCTCCCTAATATATATATAATATAGGGAGACTTTAAAGGATGTTTTTCGTCAAAAACCCAGTGTTTATAAGGGTTTAGAGAGATTTTAATTGAATTTTTTATCCATTTTATAGTGCGCGAAGGGGGTCTGGGGGAAGTGCAAAAAAGAGCATAATTCATTTAGTCGCACTAGCAGATTGTGAGCCTTGGCGAACAAGGTGCGTAGTAAGACTTATGAATTTGGTCTTCCTTCCCCCAGTTAATAATTCTCTCTTTATAAATAATTTTTTTGATATAAATTCGTAATTCCTTATATATAGAGAGATCTAGGTAATGTTGGATCCACTTCAGAAAGAGCCGCAAGCGACCCTTTCTTCGTGTCTCCGTTTCACTTTGCTTCGCAAAGTCTTTGCTGACGCAAAGATACAATTTAAATTGAAATAGAAAAAATTTTTTATAATTTCTTTCACATATTATTTATTTTCAAAATTGACTACCTTTTTTGGATGTATCCTCTATTATAAGCCTTACACCCAAATAGGGTAGTCAAAATTGTTTTCCGGGACAATGTAGAGAGATTAACCGCCCTCAGATTTCGGTTCCATTTTTTCTATCTTCCAAGCCTGTTTGTAAACCTTCTTCTTTTTCTTCCCAGAACTGTCCTCTATATACCTTGTAGTTTTGAATTCTTTTATCCTGTACTCAATTTCTTTTTCTTTCAAAACTTCATTCAAAGTATTTTTACTCTTCAGTAACCTTCCATTTTGCTTTGCATTTATCTTCTTGATTAATTCACTTCTGTCTCTTAGTTGCAACATAATAACCTTTTCTCTTACCATTTTCTCAAGATAAGATTCCAAAGAAAAATCTTCATTAATCAATCGGTATGTGTATGTCTTTGTGGATTTATTGTAAAATCCAAATATTCCAGCAAGATATTTACAATATCCAAACTGTCCATACTTGTTAAGCATAATGGAATAGTCAGCAATATCTTCCTTTTTCTTGAAATACATTGGTTCATTTATCCGCTTAGTATATGAATTAGGAATTACGTCTCCATTATTGTCATACACAAAATCATCATAAAGTATATTGTTGATGTCATTCTGCATAGGATACTTCTCAATCAGCTTTTCAACAGAATACTCGTTCATTCGATAATAATCAGCCATTTCTGCCTTCTGCTGCATACTTCTTCTAAGTCCTGCCAGTTTATTGTTGTTTATGATTTTAATATAGATATGCACCTTGTCATCCTCACTCTGAATACGTTTTCTACCTATACATTGTATTAACGATCCTATATCTACAATATCAATCACAATATGCTTGACATCCGTATCAATAATATTTATACCTGCATCAAAGCATGACGTTGTAATTAGAAACTGCTCTTCAAACCTTTGATTGATTAACAAATTCTTGATTTTTTCTTTATCCACATAATCATAATATTTACTGTTATTTGCACTACAGTTAAAAATACAATGCTCTTTAAATTTTGAATAAAGCTTATAAGCCTTTTCTGCTGATTGTATGAAAAAAATACCTTTATCTCCTTTTTTGATCCTTTCTTTTATAAATTCCTCCATCGTTGTATCTTTGTGAAAAAATGTCAATTGTTTTATAAAGGAAAAATCAAATGGTATTTCGTATTCTATCGCCGGTTCCAAATCGTTATCTTTAATAAACTTCTTCATATATCGGGACATATGTTCACCTGTAGCTGACATAAATAAATGAATCGCTGTATCGTTTTCCATAATCATGTTAAAAGATATTGCGGTTTTATTATTAAAGCTACTATCATTGAAAAAATAATGAAATTCATCACAAACTATGTAGGTATAATTGGATAGCTTTATTTTGTCTGTATTATTCAACTTGGAATATTCAAGTGACTGATATGTGATAACATCTATCACATCACTTTTACCGTCAGCTTCAATTTCATATTTGAATTGATCAACGCAGTTTGCTCTATGAATTAACATTAGAATCTTTCCATTTATTTCCTTAGCTAATTCATACAGAGTATTTTTACAGAAATAACTCTTTCCTGCCCCCATCGGTGCTGATAATAAAATGTTATTACCGACTCTCCATTTTTTTGCATCTTCTTTTGTGATCACATCTGTGATTCTGGTTCTCTTCATTGGCACACCTCCAACTATCGACTCATATATTCATCTATTGCCGATTTTAATTGTGGAGTGTCATTAAAGAAAAATACATTTCTTCCAGATTTTTTCAAATCGGGACGCATATCAATAAGAACAAAACCTTTCTGCATTAAGTAACCTGTTAATTTTTGTGAATATACAATAAAATTTTTCTTTTCTTCTCTTGTTGTAATAATAATTCCTCTCCTCCATTCTTTGAATCTGGCACATCACATTCAGCAATGTGCCTGTCAATTAGTTCCTATAAGTATTATTCTCTTATTTGCGGTGCGGATTTACTAAAAATTGTTTCTTTTAGCTTATCTATCACTTGCTGCATCGTTGTTTTACCAAACGGTGTAATCTCAACTTCCAAAGATGTACCACATATCTTGTCAAAAACATGAGTTGTCAAAAGCAAAACCGTTTCCGACTTCTGTTCAACTTTCCACTCAATATTATTGAATATTCCAGATTTAACCAGATGCTTCAAATTTTTTGTAAATTCATAAGTAGTAATACGGCATGTCTCATCCGGCATTGATCCACATCTTTCTGTTACTGAAATCACATCCACTTTTGACTTCTTAATCAAATGATACAAATTCTCTGACTTCGCTATCATGTTTGTTTACCTCTCTTCCCTTGTTGTACCGGCAGTATCCTATATAGATACCGCCAATCTGTAATTTAATTCAATGAATGTTCGTTATTATTTGAAAATAAATAACATTTTGATTTCCAGGAACGGCTGACCAAATGGTTTGATAATAACTTCTTTGGAACGGTCACTTTCTTTTATGTAAAAAAGATTTATGCTGTCATCGCAAAGCGGAAGACTCAGTGAATCAGATTCTTCTCTTATTCCTACATTAAGAATCAACTCTTCATCAATATAAATGGGAGCAGGATTCTCGATTCCGATGTTAAGTCCAAATACGTTTGTGACTCTTACTAAGACACGATAGTAACCTTTCGTTTCTTCCAGAAAATCTTTCAGACCATATACATCGGTTTCCTTCCATCCATCTTCGGCAAATTCATTTTTGTTATCTTCCACATTCAAAATCATCAGATTAAGTTCCATTCCGTTCAGAAGTTCACAGGTGATATGCAGAAAATCAGCTTCCTTATTATATTCGCTTTTTATTGCTACTAAATTTTCTTCGTTGAGAGCAAAGCTTGCCCCATTCATTTGACACGTCTGGAAAAATTCATGTCCTGTCGGAGTACTTTCATACTGATTGATCTGCATCACCATAACTTCTTCGTCTTTTCTCAGATTAAGTGTAGTAAGTGCATAATTGTTCACTACCTCAAAAATCTGCTCTGGTGTTCTGGCTCCTGTATTTCCTGTTGCTTCATTCATTACTTTGTTCATCATAATTTTTAATCTCCTTTTCTCATAATCTCAATCTTTATCACTGGTAAGATGTACGCCTGAATACGTTTCCAATAAATGTACCGCATCTCTGTATGTCATTTTGATATCTCGACTTTTATCTGCACTGATTAGATCATGGATATCTCCCAGAATAAAATCCGCTTTATATCGAGACGTATCTTCGCACAGTAAATGGAATGAAAATCTTCCTATTTTATACAGTTCTAAATATTGCACGTTCCCATCAGGTAGCTCTTGCTTATTGATACCTACAAATTCCATACGGTTTTCTGCAATCAATTTTTTAATCACTGCATCCTTTAAGCAATAGTGACTCAACATTCTTGTCTTTGCAGCATTGCAGATTCTATAATCACCACTTCTATAGCTTCGATTTTTTGTATCTCTGGACACTTTTGCTGATTTATTGATGATATACAATGCCCATGCTATGTTCTCATCTGTTTGCGGAAGATTATGAACCTCCCTATGAACTATTCTCTTTGGCTCTAAATTTTCACACTCTGAAACTTTGATAATATCCGGAATACTACACACATGATACTTAATACTAAAACTGCCTCGTGAATCTGTAATAGTTGTAAGTACTCTTATTTTTCCTGTATTGATTAACTGTTTTACTGTAACCTTTCCAACATCTAGTATTTCTTCAATATCACATTGCAGCAGTCCGAATCTGTCCAATGTTACAAAATCTGATAATGTTGCAGGTGTAAGATATTTGTGGGTGACTTCTATCAATTCTGATTTTCTGATCTTGCTCTTTTTTATTTCTGGTTCATACTTCTCTTTCAGGAACTTCGCCAAATTATCTTTCATTACAAAATTGATTCGATTCTTTTCAAATAGCACATCAATAATCTTTTCTTCTATGGATTTGCTCATAGTATTATTCTCCATGTTTCCTCAATGTTATTTACCTGTTTCTTCGCTGTTCACACATTATCTTAACTGTTCATCTCTGTACCATCGTCATCATCGTCCAATTCTCGCAGCAAATCTAAACTTGATTTTCTACGCTTACTTGTTTTCTGTGATGACGCTGTTTTCCTGGAATCTTCCAATCCTATATTGATTTCTTCTAACTGCAAAGTTCTGCGCTTGCCGATTCTTTCTCGCTGCTCTTCTACTGCTGATTTTCCTAATTCAGAGATATAATCCACTGGAAATGACAACCCAGACAGGCACACGATATTTGCTGTTCCGTTATTTCCAGTAAAAATATTTTCTGGTGTTCCTACTGCTTGTATGATTTCATGCTCGTCTAAGTGATTATCCTTTTGATTGATAATACCGATATTTCCCACTACACCATCGTTCATCAGTGGTAAAAAGATGTTCTTTGCAGTCAAAACATTTATCATATCTTGTGTTGATACTGATTTATCTTTTCCAGATAGCATTGCCAACACAAATACTCCATGTTCTCTTAACATCCTCATTTTCTCCGAATCATCAAAGTTAGAGCCTTTTGATACAGAACTGTCTGTAAAGAATCTATCAAGCATATTGATAAGCGTCTCATTGATCTTCTGCAGATCCTTGTGAGCATCATTATTGACCAGAATCATTGCACCTAATTCTTCAATTTCCATCAGTTCTTTAACCGTATTATATGCGTTAATTCTTTTTTGAATGGATTCATCTTTTCTCGGCATTAGTACAATCGGACATACAATCTTTTCCGGATTAGCACATATAATGTCACTAACATGAGTAATACTTCCACTACCTGTAGTTCCACCGCCAGAAGCAATCGGAAGTACAATTTTTTGTTCAATTTCTTTAATTTTTTTCACAATATCTATATTATTTTTCAATGCTTCTAAAGCAAGATTTCTATCTCCGGCTAATCCGTCATAGCCACGCAAGACAAGTACATTCTTCGCAGAAGATATCGTCTGATTGTCCTGCTCACTACCGTTGATCAGCAACGTGTGATAATTTCTTTGTTGGAACCCATACCCAACTGTTTCTCCTGCTAAACCAAGTCCTATCACTGCAACTTCTTTCTTAATCATGCTCTACCTCTCCTTTTCTTTCTATAAAATTGATTCCTTTATCAAGTAGATAAAATGTATCTGCCTGAATTGACTTACATCCCTTTTCTACATACCCCATTTCTTTCATATTCATCATCTTCCGATATGTAGTTGGACGAGTCGTTTGTGTTACATCCATAATTTCCTGTAATGTCATTCCTTCAAAAAAGGATGTACATTTCTTTTTCTTTAGTAGTTTCAAAATGATATAATCTGTTCTGTTCAATTCCATTCATATCCGCTCCTCCCTGTAATTTTTCTGTACCAAAACAATACCCAGCTGTTTTCTAGGATATTATTTAAGTAAATTTGCTGTTCATTTGTATGCAAAAATATATAGGCTCTGCTGCCTAATCATATATTCTCCGCTGCCGGAACTGCACTGTATTCAATTTTCAACGTACATTTTTGAGTACAAAAATTAAACATATGCGCTATATGTAGAATTACAACGCTCATATATTTCATTATTCTTCCACTCATTTAATTGTTAAGTTGGAAATTTTGCAGAAACGCTTGACTACTTAAAATAAATCTGTATTATATAAATATGTGTAGCGTTTCGCTATGCTTTGTTTTGAAAGAGGAATCTTTATTCCGGAGGTGTTGGCGCACCGTTGATGGAATTTGGATTTCTCTTTTTATGTTACAATAGTCATATTACTACGAACATTTGTTCTTGTCAACATTTTTCAGAACATATGTTCTTTCTCGTGTTCCATAAAAATATTCTATATTATATGTTACGCTCCTTATTTCTGTTTTTTCATTTCATTTCTGTTTTTATAAATCAATTGTACGACTTAGTTCTTCTTTTGTCAATATATTTTTTCGTTTTTGCAGAAACATATTTACTTTTACAGAAATAGATGCTAAACTTAGACACATATTAGGGAGGTATGTTATGGCACTATCATATGAACCACTATGGCAATTTTTAAATGATATTCATTTATCAAAAATGGAATTTGCACAGAGAGTAGACATTTCTAATGCAACACTTGCCAAAATCGGGAAAAATGAACCTATTACTTTAACAATTATAGAAAAAATTTGTACTGAATTTAACTGTAGCATAAGTAACATCGTTGTTCATATTCCTGACGCATATCCGTCTATTCCATTAAACTTATTAAAAATAGGAACGATTGTAAATTGTCAATGCTATCCTCTAGGAACAAGTTCACGATCTAAAGTAACAAGAACTGTTAAGGCAGCATCTATTAACCAGCCTTGTGTAATAATAGGAAGGACTAATAAACCATCCGATGAAAATCCTTATTTTTTGATTGCCCCTTTAAATTTAAAAGAAGATCCAGAAGCAATATTAGATATTCCTTTTAAGCAGTCCACAATAAACAACACAAATGTGAATGGTTATATACAACTTTCTAAATTAGGTACAACATCAGCAAAATTTATTGAAAAAATAGTTGGCAAAATACCACGATATTTTATTGACTACAAAATACATGGTATCATCAAAAAAATAGAACCTATTTTAGTATCGAGCGGTATAATCCATGATAGTTTTCTTACAAACAATTTTTTATTACCAGATGAAAATAATTTATCTAGCCATTAAATTTTATGCAAAAACGGCACAGTCACTCTCTCACCTAATTGGTAATTGATCTGACTCTGCCGTTTATTCTTTTAATATCTCTTATAGACATCTCCACGATTTCCGATATCTACCACGCACACTACTAATTTTCCATTATTTACAGTATAGATAACTCTATAATCACCTACCCGTAGCCTCAATAAATCTTGATGACCTTTCAGACGTTTTATATTTTCACCTTCAGGAAGTTTATAAATTGCTCTAAGGATTCTCTCTTTGTCTGTCCGATTAAGACGCTTCAGAAATTTTTGAGCCGGCTTTTCCAAAACAATCTGATATCTCATAATACAATACCTTCTTGCTTTGCAAACTCCTCTATAGTAATAGTATCATGTTTATCAGGGCTGTCATCATTCAGATACCTCTGCGCCATATTCTCGCAAAAAACATCGTCTTCCATTTCATCATCAAATTCTACTCCTTTTAAAAATAAAAGAATTTTCTCAATTTTGTATTCTGGTAATTTGTCAATAATCTGTTTCGCTTCTTCACGATTGCTCATATGATCACATCCTTTCTTACTCTATTATATCATATTATATTAAATTCCTGTACTCTCTCCTTCCGTCAACAATAGCATAGATAATCACTGTTCTATTTTCTTCGTTCACTTTGTAAAATACCAGATGACGTTCTACGATCAGCACCCTATATCCTTGTTTTCTAAGGATGGAATATCTTGGGATACTTCCGGAGTAAGGAAATGTGGATAATTTTATAATCGACTTTTCGATTTTATCCAAATACTCAAGTGCAATTTCCACACTGCCGGAATCATCTGCAATGTAAAAAATGATTTCTCTTAACTGCTCATCTGCTTTATCCGTTCGTACAATTTGATATTCCATTTCTATTTCCTCTCTAACAGGCTATTGCGTATGTCATTAAAAGTCTGTTGGATTGGTGCAACTCGCCCATTGACAGCATCTTCCTCCGCTTCTGCCAAGGTACGCAGTAATTCCAATTCTGACTGCATCTGATTATAGTCTTGTAACCCCATAACAACCGTATCACCTTTTCCATTTTTTGTAATGATGATCGGTGTTCTCTTTTCATGACACTCTTGAGATATCTCGTTGTAATGATTTCTTAAATCCGCTGATGGTCTTACAATAGTTTCCATATAACCGCCTCCTTTATATAGTCATATTATATCACAATTTTTATATATTAGGTGATTTATTTTGATATTATAATGCTGTGTATAACAACATATCTGTATATTGTATTTTATTTGCATTTAAACGCTATATATTGTATATCCATTCACATCACGCTTCTGAAATTTCCTTCCGAACAGCAAATAGTTTCACATTATGAAACCAATTGATTTCCTTGTAGAATCTACGTTTTCCGCTGAACCTTCTATATTCAGCCTCTTTAAACGAGAATTATTATCATTTATAAGAATATCCTTTATAATACCAACTCTCTCACCGAACAACTCACCGACACTCATTTTTCTACATTTTATACCCTACTTTTTTACTAGGGATTCGTATAAACTCTACATTTGTCCGAACTCCGCATATGATAAAGGACTGTACATTTCTGCACAGTCCACCAACAAATAAATCACAACACTTTAAAGGTAGTTGTATCACCTGTCTCATAATATCTTTCTCTGACTTTTTTGTCAAGAATGCTCCTGCTGCCATAACGTTTTATTAGGTCAATCAGACTTTCTTTATCCCCCTAATTATGTCCATGTCTGTAATTCTCCAACATTCTGTTTTGGCAAGTTCTCTCAATATAAATTCTCTGTCAACCTCCATTGTGCAATATCCAATACACTTTTGCTCTTCACCTGGCAAGTTCAAAAACACTGGCTTAACATCCTTCCATCCGATTTGATCATCGTCACCTATCGGATCTCCAAGGCTCAAAATCGACTTAGAGATAACTTCACGCACACTGAATTCATCACCTTCGTATATTTGATAAAACATTGTTTCCACTGATTCAAACATTGCCACATCTTTTAATGATTCTTCATATGTTTCCCTACATGGTCGATACATCAACATAATATTTTCCTCCGCATTTTTATACTTTTAGTTTACTATTTTTATCTACTCAACACCAGTAAAATTTTACTGGCACTAAATAGAATCTTGCTATCCAATTTTCTTGACAATCATATCCGGCGCTTTTCCTACAAACTCAATCATATACTCATGATATTTATCATTGTAAAAAATTTCCATCACACATTCTCCGACAGAATATGTAGTACGGCTTGTACTCTTTCCTGTTTCTCTATCTACAGCCATAAATACAAGTTCATCAAATTCCGGTTCATATTCCACCTTTGCGCACGGAATATCTAAACTGATTCCGTAATTATCTGTGCTTTCCACGCTGACAAAATTTCCTGTTACTGCTTCTACAAATGCTTTTACTGTTACTGTTTTCATATTCTTACCTCTTTCCTCTAAATAATATCACTTTTAATGCTGTTGCAGTTTCTACATAGTCCCTGCAAATTATCAATCGTATTGACTCCACCTCTGGACAGTGGAAAAATATGATCAATTGTCAGATAATTTTCCATACTTGTATAATCATCAATTTGTAATCTTCTGCCACAGATTGCACATTTTCCATCTTGCCTCTGATATAAGATTTTCCGCTTTCCACGTTTAGACGCTGTTGCAATCCTTTTACATTGCTTTTCATGTGATATCCTTTGTTGATTGACTTCACATACTACCGTTTCCATCCCACACATAACCGCCACAATATAATCACAGAGTCCATCAACTAACCATCCATTTTGTGTGACAACGATCTGTTTTTTGAATTGTCTGTGCCTTATGTAATACACTACATGATTTTCCACCTTTGACTCTTTTGGCGGTGTACGTGTGTACCGATTCGGAATTAGGATTTTATCAACACGCATTTCCATCGTCATATACACACGCCTCCTCTCTCTAAAAGAACTTGTCAACCAGAACCTTTATGATTGCCTTTTTCAGTTCCTCCGCATAGCCTGACAAATCGACAACAACGCTACAGTCAAACTGTTCTAGCATTTCATTTTCCGCATCCGTAAAGCCAATTTCAATAGATGTTCTAATTGGTTCATTTGCCTGTATAACAACTCTCAAATATGTAAAATCAATATTTACAGGTTTGTCACTCCAGGCAGAAGGTCTATTGTACCCATTCTCCAGATTGAGCTTTTCAATTTCTTTGGTGCGGTTTACCTTTGCGATTTCGATTGCTTTCTCAACTTCTCTCTTCAATTCATCGGACATAGAACAAATATCAATAGACACTTCCATATAATCTTCATCAAACACAATGTTTCCTAACTCTAATATTCCAATATTTGTTGTTTCTGTTCTTGCTTTCCATTTCATCATAACTTTGTATCTCTTCTTTCCCTATGTTACAACGCATTTTATTTGATGCCATAATTTGCAGAATTCGGAAAATTAAAACATCCCATTTTTAGCCTTGTTATAAC